CCGTGGTCACCGAGCCCGAGGGCGCCGCCACGGTGCCCGCTCACGGGCGCAAGCTCGCGCCCGGTTGCGACGGTGCGGCGATCGGCGCCGAGGGCGCCACGGGCGCACGTAGCGCCCGATCCGCCGAGGCTACGGGCGACGAGCCCGAGCCCGAGGGCGGCGCCGCCGTGCCCGCTCACGGGCGCAAGCTCGCGCCGATCCGCACGGGCGCCGAGCCCGAGCCCGAGCCCGAGGGCGCCGCCGTGCGCACGGGCGACGAGCCCGAGCCCGGTGGGACTAGTGGCGCCGAGGGCGCCGCACCGAAAACGGCTGGAGCTTCGGACCGCGATCCGACTTCGCCCACCGAGGGCGGCGCCGCCTCGCGCGCGCACGTGCGCACGTATAACCGGGCGCGCGTACAAGTGCCCATCGCGTACAACCGCACTAAGGGCGCCGAGACAGCTCCCTGCAACCGGCGCGCCGAGCGTGCGCCCGAGCCCACCGAGCCCACCGGGGCGGGCGCCGGAGTTGCCGGCACGCCCGAGCCCGAGCAAGTCGGACTTGGCCAGGGCGACGGGCGGGCGACCGAGCGCACTAGTAGCGCCGGCGGTGCCGAGCTCCAAGTCCTCGAGCCCCGCCCTGGTGGGGCCGGCAAGTCGCGTACAACCAGCGAACCAAGGAGAGTGCAAATGCAACTGTCTGACTTGAGGATCAGCGGCGAGGCGCACGAGTTGCGCCAACTGTCGACTGAACTTCCGCCGGCGGTACAACCGAGCCGCGACGGAAAGACCATCGCCGTGGCGTTCGAAGTCAAGTACGGCAACCGCCCCGGTACAACCCGACTCGTGATGCTCCGGCAGACGAGCATCCCCGGCGTGTACAAAGTCGCCACGGTGATGCACCTGGAGTGCGACGACCCGGCCCCGTTCCAGAGTCGGCGTGGCCACGCGGCCATCTGACTTGTACAACCAACCAGCACAGGAGAGTGCAATGAACATGCAAGACATCCCACTCGTAATCCCGATGGAAGCGGACGGCACCGTCGCCAAGTTCGCGTGGCCCGGTGGCTACCGAGTCTGGTTCTACACCGAGGACGGTGGCACCCTGTGCGCCGAGTGCGTACAGGACAACCTCGAGTTGTGCTCCGACCCCGACGCCGAGCCCGACTGGAAGATCGCTGGACGCGACAACGAGTCCAACATGGACGAGCCCGAGGCCGAGATCTGCGACCACTGTGGACGCGGCACCGACTCGACCCGTGACGAGAGCGAGCTCTAGGACGCGTATCAAGTCGTAGCGGCGAGCCCACCGGCGCCGGCAAGTCGGTGGGCTCTGCGAAATGACTTCGTACAACCAACCAGCAAGGGAGAGTGCAATGACCGATCACCCGATCATGAGCTTTGAAGACAGAGCTCGCCGGTACGGTGAAATCTCGAGCGCGTGGGACGCCCTGGCCGACCGCGCCGACGCCGAAGACAAGTGTCTGGACATGCTCGAAGTGTTCGACAACGTGGACCGGGAGGAGTGGGCCGGCGGCGAGCCGACCGACTACGAAGTCTGCGCGGTCACGTTCGTGCGCAGTCTCGAGCCGTGGGAGCGCAAGGCGCTTCTCGAGATGTACGAGTACTGCCCCATCCACCGGCAGGACATCGAGATCTGCGCCGACGACGAAGAGGCCGACTGCGACTACGGGAGCGCCGGACGTGAGCACTAGTCAGCTCCAACTGTTCGTCGCCGAGCCCGCGGTCTGGCACGGGCGCCGCGGTCCCGTTCTCGTGCGCCACTACGGTCCGAACCGTGCCGAGCGGCGCGCCGGGCGCCGTGGCGTCGCCCAAGCCCGAGTCATCCTGTCCAGCATCAAGGAGAAGAACCTGTGAGGATCACCAAAGACAACCTGCCACTGTGGGTGCTGTGCATCGCACTCACCCTCCTGGTCGCCTACTCGGCGCTCACGAACTACGGGGCACCGAGTTAGGCCGGCTGGTGGCGACTCGAGCCCACCGCGTACAACCGTGCGCGGTGGGCTCTTTGGCGTTACCAACCAGTAGAAAGTGAGAAAACGCCATGGAACAGGAAGCAACACTCGACCAGATGATGACCGACCGGAAGAACGGCTTCCTCCGGGCCGGTGGGTACAACTCGCTCGAGGAGTGGGCACGTGACTCTGACTACACCGAGCGTGACGGCGGGTGGGTCGATCTCGACGGCAACCCGGTGGATCTTGAGGAGTGTCTCCTCGGGGCCATGGATGCCGCCGGGGTCATCGAGTCACCGTCCGGGTGGTCCTACCGCGCGGAGCAGGAGAACGGCGACGCCGTGGACTGCTGGGAGTGCGGCCGGCCGCTCGACGACAACTTCGTCATCATGAACGACGAGGAGAAGTACGCCTACCACGAGGCGTGCTACCGCACTCGAGCCAGCCTGAGCCCCACGGACCTCAACTTCACGGTCACGTACAACCGGGCTCCTGGTGAAGACATGGGCGCCGTCGAGCGTGCTCTCGTGGACTACCTGTGGGAGCAAGAGGGCGTCGAGGACGTCGTGGTGCACCCCAAGTCCACGCCGGACGCGGGCACCGTCTCGGTCCCGATCGAGGCGCTCGACGAGCTGTACTCGTACATCAGCATCGTCGAGCAAGTCTGCGACACGGCGATCGCCAACGCCGACTTGGGTGACTACCCGTGCTCCTGGTGCGGCAGCGAAGAGGACGACCACGAGTGCGAGGCGACCGACCCGGTGGCCAACTTCAAGGCCGCGGTCAAGGCGTGCAACTCGACGCCGGCAAGTGCCAGTGCCACGGTGGTCGACATCTTGTCCATCATGAGTGGCAAGGAGTGGTCGTCCGACACGCTCGACGACATCGCGCAAGTCCTCACCCGTCACGGGTACAAGATCGAAGGGATCGACTGATGCGGTACAAGTACGCTCTCGACGTGGACGGTGCGTCCGAACGCGAGGACTTCACCTGGGAAGGTGACTTGAACCTAGAGCCCGCCGAGGCGGTGCTCTACTTCCGCGGCTGCGCGTTCGGCATGGACTTGCGTGCGGCCGACGTCATGGGCGACCACCTCTTCCTGCTGCTCGACGGTGGGTGGGAAGAGCTGCCCGACCGCCCATCGTCCGCGATGGACGATGACTTGATCTGGCGGGATGTCGACCGCGAGATCGACTCGGAGACGGCCGAGGCGGCCGGCACCAGCGCCCGCGACGACTCGGAGACGGATCGCCCGACGCTCGAGTCCGAGCTCGCTCGGTACGACACGTGTCCCGAGTGCGCCGGCGAGCCGGTCCGCATCAACGTCACTTCGCTCGCGCTCACCGGGTGGGACGAGTGGACACTCGACCGTGACACCCTGACCATCTCACTTGTGGGCGAGCCCGACCACGAGGAGAACATGGGCACCTACGACGTCGAGCTCGAGTGCGCCAACGTCCACACGTGGTCGATCAACGACTTGGGTATCACGCTCAACTGAGCGAGTCCTCGAGCCACCACGGTCACTCCACCAGCTCCCCGTACAACCTGGGCGGCTGGTGGAGTGCACGAGGTGACCCGGCGATAGTCGCCTCAAAGAAACCTGTTGCAAAACAGAAGTTTCATGGTACAATGTATCCGCCGGAGGGCGCACGCGCCCTCTCGGAGAATCGCCTGCCATAGCGAAGTCAACCAGCAATCAGGAGAAGAACCCTCATGCCTATGCCACCCAAGGCAGGCGCGGACTCGACCGAGGACGAGGCCGTCCTCGACAAGTCTTGCGCAGACTGCCCGAGCTACTGCCCGCCGCACGAGACGGCGGTGCTGCTCGGTCGAGACATCGGTGTTCCGATGTGCTACCGCTACTTCCACCTGCTTGGTGTGCCCGCCTTCGGCGGAGACGTGCGCCAGCAGCACTACATGGCTCTTCGGGGCTCGCGCTGCGAGCACCACGGAGACGCGCGTCCGGACATCGACCCGCCGCGAGTCCCCAAGGTGCCCGTGTACGAACCGCAGACCGACTTCATGGTCCGGACCGGCCAGTCCGACTCCGTGGCCACGTGCATGAAGTGCGTGCACTTCGTGCCCGGCGGTACAACGCCCCAAGGGCGGACGAAGTTGGTCACCGGCGCGTGCGCCGTGTCGGGCAACCTCCTGGTCGACTCGAGGCTTGCCGACTACGCCAAGGAGTGCCACCGTGAGCGCGGGTGGGCGATCCCCAACTTGACCGCCACCGTGGACGACCAGTCGTTCAACTCGTCGCTCGAGATCCCGATGACCAAGCTCCTCGAAGAGGCGGCTCGGGTGTCGGAAATCTCGCCGGCACAGATGTGGCTCGCCGGGAGTGACTACGACCCGGACCTCTACATCACCGACCGAGAGCTGACGCCGGACGACATCGAGTACGGCATCAAGGCGTGGCGCAAGATGTCGGACCCCGAGGGCTACGGTCCGGACACGTACCACCCGGTGTTCGACCCCGAGTCGTTCGTCGGCGAGGACTACGAGAAGATCCCTCGCAAGGGCGACGACGAGCACCCCGAGTCCTACGTGGACACCACGGGGATCGGGTACGACTTGACGGTCACCTGGATGGAACTCGACCAGACCCCGTGTCTGGTCGGGCACGCCGGTGTCGGCAAGACCGAGGGCCTGCGGTGGCGCGCGTACGAGATGCAAGTCCCGTTCGACCGCATCAACATCACCGACAAGACCGACGTCGAGGACCTCGTGGGTCGGCCCGACTTGAAGGCCACCGACAACGGCCCGGAGATGGGCTGGATCGACGGTCGCCTCACGAAGAGGTGGGGCCGCACGGGCGTCCTCTGCATCGACGAGTGGAACTGCGGGCGTGACGAGGTTGACCAACTCCTCCGGCCGCTCACGGACAACTCGAAGCAGTTGGTCATCGACCAGCACGAGGGAGAGCGGCGGGCGCGTGGCCTCTACACGTTCTTCGGGCTGACGATGAACCCGGCGTGGGACCCGAAGTACATCGGGACCAACGACATGAGTGACGCCGCCGGCAACCGACTCCAGATGATGTGGATTGACCTTCCGGAGCCGGAAGTCGAGCGCCTCATCATCACCCAGCGGTGCGAGATCGACGGGTACGACATCCCCAAGCACCAACTCGACATGGTGATGCGGATTGCCGAGGAGATTCGTCTCCAGATCGCCTCGGGTCTGCCGATCTCGTGGGGCATCCGGCCGCAGATCGCGGTGGCCACGAACTTGAAGTGGTTCAACCCGGAGAAGTCCTACAACCGTGCCGTCGGGGATCGTCTCGAGCCGCAGACCCGCCAGACGATTCTCGACATCGTTCGGAGGCACGCATGAGACTCCACGCGTTCCGCTCCGAGGCGATGGATCTCGACGAGCTCGAGATCGACCTGGTGACCAGCGACGATGTGCAACTCACGTACGGATCGCTGCGCGACACGTCGAACGGCGAGATCATCGCCATCGTCGACGAAGACATGCACTGGTGGGTGCACTTCGAGGGCAAGCCGATCGGCCCGTTCTCGGACGTGACCATCTACCCGTAACAAGTGGGAGCTCGGCTCCCACTCAACCGCTTCTCGTATAACGCACGGGAGCGGTTGACTGTGAGCCGAACCAGCAAACAGGAGAAGAACCATGGCCACTGACACGAAGTCCACAACGGGTCCGCCCGGCGTGGACGTGGGCGCAGCTCTCAAGGCTTTGCCCGACGACGAGGAGATCATGCAGCGCGCACGTGTTGCATTCTCCGTGTTCCGCCGTCAGGTGAACTCGTACCTTCCCATGGTGCGTGGACTCACCGGCAACCCTCAGGCGCGCATCTTCGCCCACCCCGGCACCCCGTGCACGGACGGCAAAGACATCTACATGCGCCCGCCCGCCGAACTGGCAGACGCTGAGAGCATCGACCACAACCGCCGACTCTGCGGCAAGCGTGACCCGATCACCCAGCAGCAGAAGTGCCCGGCGTGCAACCTGTGGGACGACGTGAACGCCACGATCAGCCACGAGATCGGTCACATTGCGTTGGGCTCGTTTGAAGAGCTCGCGCAGGACATGCTGACCGAGATCCTCGCGGTGACCATGCGTGAGCACTCGGCGCGCACGGGATCGCAGCGTTCGGCCAACCTCGTGAAGACCTTCGACGTGCTCAAGCCGAAGACTCTGATCGAGGCCGGGAGCATCATCTCGCCCTACTTCCCGATGCTGCTCAACGCACTCGAGGACAGCCGGGTGAACCTGGCTCTCCAGGATGCGCAGCCCGGACTCAAGCTGCTCTTCCACGTGCAGTTCCACAAGATCTTCGAGGAGGGTATCCTCGACTTCGACGGGACTCGCCACGGGTGGGATGAGCAGCCTCTCAACGCTCAGGCGATGGCCGCTCTCCACCTGGCCACGTTCGGGTACAACCCACGTGAGTGGTTCGACCCGGAGATCTCGACCCGGCTCTTGGACGACCCGATCGTTCAGCGCCACATCGAAGACTTCGCCGGCGTCGTGACGGTGGCGGACACGTTCCGCTCCGCGGTCGACTTCATGGACGACCTCGTGCGTCTCGGGTTCTGCACCCGGCGCGACGAGGACGACAGTGAGGACGCCGAGGACGGCGATTGGGTGGAAGTCAACGACGACGAGCCCGAGAACGACGACGACGCGGATCAGCACGAAGACGGCGGCGAGGCCGACGACGACGAGCACGACTCCAGCGCCGACGACGAGCCCACCGAGGGCGGCGACGAGGGCGACGAGCCCACCGAGGGCGAGGGCGACGAGCCCGAAGAGGGCGACTCGACCGACACCGAGGGCGAGGGCGACGACGACACCGAGGGCACCGAAGAGGGCGCCAACGGTGAGGGCGACGACGACGCGGACGACGCGGGCGACGACGCCAGCTCGGAGTCCGGCAACGGTGACGCGGACGGTGACGGCGAGGACGGCGAGGGCGAAGACGGCAACGCTCCCACACGGGACGGTGCCGGCGAGTTCGGACAGCAGGGAACTCCTGCCGAGGTCCGGGAAGCTCTCGAGCGCATCAGCCGCCACGACACGCTCCAGAAGAACCCCGGTACGTACAAGCCGGGCGACGAGGAGTCTGCCGAGGACGCCGAGGACGACGAAGATGCCGGCGACGACACGGACGGTGCCACGTCTCGTAAAACCGCCGTCATCAGCGACAACTCCAAGGCGAACGTCGACCAAGAGGCCGAGGACGCTGCCATGGACTTGGCCATCCTCCAGGGCACGCACTTCGACAAGCCGAGTGTCAACGTCGTGAGCGTCAGCACGTTCACCGGAGAACCCGGCGAGGACGACCACCACTCGCCGTGGCGCTACGGCATCGACCGTACCGCCGAGGCGCCGCCGGAGTCGGTCATGGCGCCGGCACTCGCTGCCATGCGTCGGGTCTTCACTGCCAACCAGCAGTCCCGCCCGGTCCGCAACTTGAAGCGTGGCAAGGTCGACGGCAAGGCACTCGCCCGCCGCATCCCCGCCAACGACTTCCGGGTGTTCCAGAAGACGCGTCGGCCCGATCAGCACAACTACTTCGTGGTGATCGGCCTCGACGTCTCCGGTTCCACCGGATACCGGACCGGCGGCAGTGAGCCCATGCAGCGTCTTGAGGTCATCAAGAAGGTGGCGTCGGCGCAGGCGGACTTGCTGCACCGCATGGGCATCGACTTCGCCGTCTACGCGCACACGGCCAACATCTTGTGCGACGACGAGGGTCGGTGCGTGCAGGGACTTCCGGGTCAGGACTACCTGCTCACCCTCGACATCGGCATCGTCAAGTCGGCGGATCAGCGTTGGGACGACTCGGCTCGAGCCCGCCTCTGGTCGTTGCGTCCGACCGCGGCCAACATCGACGGTCACACGCTCGAGTACTACCGCAAGGTGGCGGAGAGCTCCAAGGCCGACCGCAAGCTCATCCTGTACTACACGGATGGAGACATGCCGCTGGAGAACTTCGACGAGGAACTGGCAATCCTCACCGACGAGATCCAGACGTGCCGCCGCCGTGGCATCGACTTGATGGGTGTCGGCGTCGAGACGGATTCCCCGGTGCAGCACGGCCTCGACACGGTGGAAGTCCACGGCGTCGAGGACGTCCCCAAGGTGGTGCAGGCGCTTGAGTCCCGCATCCTGAGGGGTGTCCGGTGATCCGCAAGATCCGGGCGGCATGGCGCGAGTGGCTCGCGCCATGCCCCTGGTGCGGCGCCCGGTCCAAGCACCGAGTCGACATCGGCTTCGGTGACTACCACGACGAGATGCTGTACTGCTCCGGCTGCGCAGCTCTCCTGGAGGTGCGGCTCGATGTCTGAGTACGCACGCCACGTCGAGCACAAGTGCACGTGCGGGCACCTGTCGTCGGATCACGACGACTGGCCCGAGTGCGACCTGTGCGACTGCCTCTCGTATAACGAGAAGAATGAGGAGGCTGCATGAAGTGAGCGTGGTTCGTCGGCTCGCCTGCCCCTGGACTCTCGTGCTCCGGTTCCCATCGGCACGGTAACAGAGTTCTCCCTGGCGTGCCGGCGAGTCCCGCCGGCGGCTTCGGCTGCGAGGGTCTTCTTCTCCCCCTCAACGTCGGAGCCGCCAGCGGGACTCGTCCCATACAACCAACGACTTCGGGAAAGGCCCGATCGTGAACTACGAAACCGATGCCGACTTCGTGCTCGCACGCGGGCCGGTGATCGTGGAAGGACTTCAGATGCCATCAGTCAACGGAGGGAGCTACCCGCCGCCGCAGTCGGAGCAGGCACCACTCGACGCCATCGCGGACTCCCTCGAGGGAAGTGCGGCCCGCATCCGCGAGGCCATGCGCACCGAGGTGCCCGAGGTACTGCCCGAGCCCGAGCCGGTGGTCTTGCTCGACCTGACGGCCACCGAGCCCGACGAGCCGCCCGTGGGCGCTGGAGACGTGATCCTGCGCCGCCTGTCGGCGCAAGGGCGCGCCGCCCTCACCGAGGCGATCGCGGAGCACCTCGACGCTCACGTGGGCGGTCGAGACGGGACGATCCGCACCGCGGCACGGTGGCTCCGGATCATCGCCGCACGGGACCGGAAGTCGTGACCGACCACGGGTGGACAACGGGCTCGATCGAAGACGTTCCACCGGAGCTGTACGAATCCGCGAGCGGCATGTCCGCCATGCGGCACGAGTACGACGCCGGGTGCGTCAACGATCGCGTCATCGACGGGCAGTACGAGGGCACCACCCGAGTGCTCCTGTACATCGACGGACTCAAGGCCGAGGTGGTCATCTTCCTTGGTCGTGATCGAGATGTCACCGGGTGGGGTTGGCGTCACTTCGACGACAACGCCTAGGCAACCGGGCCGGCAGGACTTGCAATAGGTGGGTTCGATTCCCACCCGGCCCACTCATATAACCAGCACCATCGGAGAAGATAATGGTCAAGAAGAAGAACCCCAAAGAAATCTGCATGTTCTGCATGACTTCGCCGTGTACGTGCCCGAAGAAGCGCGCGTCCCGCGTCATGCCGAAGCCGAAGCCGGAGGAGAAGTCCGATGGCTGATGTACAAATGCCACCTCTCAGGAATCCGAACTATCTGCGGTTCGACAACTCCCCCGAGGGGATCGAGCTCAAGTGCGTTGCCGACGAAACCGGCCCGAACCGGGGTGGAGTCGTTGTCGAGGAGCCGTGCGGTGGCAACCACGCGCAGCCGTGCGTGCACTTGCTCGAGACGATGAAGCTCCGGCAAGACCCGATGCCGTGGGACTACAAGCTCATGCAGCAGGACTTGCTCGAGCAGCACGGCGGGGCCTGGGATCTCGATGTCGCCATCAACTCACTCGTGTGCATCACGGTGCAGTTGATCTGGGAGCACGAGTTGATCCAGGTCTACTGGCAGGACCCTGGTGGAGACACGATCATTGGGGCGATCACTCCTCGTGAGGCGCGGTGGGCCATACGTCAGTTGTGGCTCAACTTCGTCGGCAACCACGACTACGAAGACCACCCGTGTGAATCGGCTTATCACTCCAGCGTCGATTACAAGGCGTGGAGGCTGCATCACCAGGGAGTCGAATCCCCCAATAAGGCCCGGTTCCGGGACTTCAAAGACGTCAAGCCGGACAAGCGAGAGCTGGTGCTTGACGAATACTCACGTTGGGTCGGAGCCGAGTGCGCCTACTGCACTTGGATCAGTGCCAACACGTCCCTCGTTCCCAAAATCAAGAACGCCTGGAGTTGAAATGAGCTTCCCGCCATACAAGCCCATCAAGCAGAAGTCTCGCCGGCAATATGACCTGTCGTGCGACAAGTGCAAGCAGCAGTTCCCACGAGCGAAGTTGTTCGTGCGGCGCGTCCAGTTCGTGCAACTCGGCATGAACGGAAAGGTCATGCGCTCGCGTACAACCGACTGGCTCTGCGAGAGCTGCATGGGCGAGCACCCGGATTACAACCGGACCGCCCACCGAGACTCGCCGGGCAACCAGCACTCCGAGCCTGCGGGCGGTGCGTCGTGAAGTACATCGCCGCTGCCATCGTCACGGCTGCGATCTGCGTCTGTGACTTGCTCACCGACGTGCTCGCACCACACCAGCACAACACGTGGCGTTGGTACTCCACCGCCGCCATCGTGATCACACTCGGTCTGATCCTGTTCGGGAAGGACGACGAATGAACATCACCGAGTTCGACGAGATGATCGACGAGTTCTGTGAGCACCGCGCCATGCTCGGTGCTCCCGAGACGACACTCCGCGCCTACGACGGCGACCTGCGAGGACTCCGAGACTGGATTTCGAGCCTGCCGGCTGGAGCTCCAGCACCAGACGAACTCGAACTTCGGGACGCTCGGGCGATGGAACCGATCGTGGCGGCGTACCTCAACGAGATGCGCACCCAGTGGAAGCCCAAGACCGTGCTGCGCCGACTGGGTTCGTTCCGCACCGTGTGGAAGTACCTCGACCCGACCTACCCGATGCTCACCGCGTACAACGGTCCGACACCGGGAAGAGCGATCCCTCACCCGCTACCGGGCGGGATCGGTGACGTGCTCACCATGGTCGCGGTGGCGGGCAATCCGCGGCACCGTGCTCTTGTCGCCCTCTGCGGGCTCTGTGGGCTCCGTGTGGGCGAGGCCGTCGCCGTCACGCCTGCGCACTACAACGCGGCCGATCGGACGCTATGGGTCCTCGGGAAGGGCGCCCGTGAGCGCACCGTGCCCGTGAGCGACGTGGCGGCGAAGATCCTCGACCGCGCCATCGGTGCGGACGCGTGGGTCCGCATGGACGCGCCGCTCGTCGGCATCAAGAACCGGACTGCCCGTGACCTGATCACGGAGCTGGGAGTCCGGGCCGGTGTCGAGCGCCACGTCACCAGCCACGACCTCAGGGCGACGTTCGCCACCGAGGTGTACGCGAAGACGCACGACATCCGTGCGGTTCAGGAGTTGCTCGGCCACGCGAGCATCTCGCAGACCGAGACGTACGTGGGAATCACCACGGCGGGACTTCGGGCTGCGGCCAACAAGGCGGTATGAAGACATGACCACACCAACCCTCACCACCCTCGAAGAGCTGGAAGCGGAAGCCAAGGAACTCTGCGATCGAGTCCGGGCGCTCAACGATGCGCTCAAGGACTACCAGGGCTACGGAGAAGGCACCGCGCACCGTTGGCGGGCAGTCGAGTGCGCCGGCGTTGCGTTCCGGCACCTGTACTCGGTGTGCGCAGACATCTGGATGATCCGCCGAAAGCAGGAGGACGGAGAATGAGCTCAGAGCACGACTTCAGCCTCGAGCAGGCGATCAAGTGCCGCGGCATGATGCACCGGTGGGACGACATCGTTCCACTCGTGAAGCGCCGGTCCATGCTGAGTCAGACTCAGGAATCCCGCTGCGACCGTTGCGGCTCCCTAAAGATTGAGAGCTTCAACGTGTACGGCCAGGTCGAGATCCGGCACTACGAGTTGAGCGAGGTGTACAAGATGGTCACCGGAATCTCGCGGGCGGACGCCCGTGCGGTGGCCATGGGGCACATGAAGCTCTACGACATTCCCGCCGTATAAAGAGCCGCTCTTTGTCGTTAGCATGGAATGGCTTGACACTGGGTACGGTAGAGACGTACCGTGCTCTTCACCCCAACCACCGGTTCCGAAATCCCGGCCCGGTCCGAACAGGAGAACCCTCACCATGAGCGACACCACCACCACCCCTGCCAAGCGCGTGCGCAAGGCCCCCAAGAAGGCCGCGGGCACCAAGACCCGCAAGCCCGCGAAGTCCACCGCCAAGAAGGCGCCGGCGAAGAAGGCCCCGGCGAAGCCGGCGAAGTCCACCCGCAAGTCGAGCTCGGAGCCGCGGCGCGGTCGCGGTGGTCTGGCCACCGACGTTCTCGAGGTCATCGAGCGGTTCGTGGCGGGCAAGGTCAAGCTCGACGAGGGCAAGACGCTCACCCCGCACCGGATCGCTCTCGAGATCCAGAAGAGCGACAAGCTCGACGCGGCGCCCTCCGCGGGTGCGGTCACGAACGTCGTCAAGGACATGCAGGAGATCGGCTTCATCACCACGCACGCGAAGCCGCTCGCCGTCAAGGCCATCTCCGCGGCCGGTCAGAAGGAGGGCTACCACCCTCTCAAGGCCAAGGCCAACGAGCGCAAGGCCAAGGCCAAGAAGTAGGGGCCTGCTGGGAGCGTCGGCTCCCAGCGAGTCAGACGTAGCGTCGGGGGTTGCTGGTTCCTCTAGGCGTTCGTCTGGCTCGCTGAGAGCCGACTCTGAGCGGACGGATGAAGCATGGGACACCCCGCCAAGCGCCGCGGCCGCGGTTAGAAAGTCTTGGCCGGTTCCCCGAGTGAGGACCACCCCTGCTGGAAGGGTGCGGATTCCTCCAAGCCCAAGTGCATCCAGTCATCCGTCCGCTGAGAGCCGGCACGACACAGGGAGTCAGCTCTGATGCCAGCCCGGAAGCGAATGCGGACCAACGAGTTCGAGCTCCCGGAAACGATCTTCCTGTACACGATCGACCAGATCGCAGGAATCCTCGGGTTCCGTGACGTCGACAACTTCCGCAAGAGCTACGTGTTCTACGAGGGCATCAGTCTCGGAGGCCAACCGACCGACAAGCTCCGCGCCAAGAACATCGCACCCTCGGACAGCGACCGCCGCGACTGGCGGGTGTCCGAGACGGAGCTGCTCCGGTGGATGAAGTACAACGGATTCCGTACCTATCGTCAGCGCATCCGAGTGAAATCGGAGACGACCCAGGAGCGCGACGACGCGTACCTGGAGTGGCTCGAGCGCCGGCGTCAGGAGTCGGCTCGTATGGCCGAGCAGGCGAACGCACTTGCCGACGAGTGGCAGCCCGAAACCCCCGATAGTTCAGCCCAGTAGCGCAGTGTCGCACCCCCGTTGTAGGGTGCAGTTGCCATCAGTTCAGCGAGGTTTTTCTTCATGGCCGGTAACCCCGTCACGTACGCAGAGAACACCCTTGGCGTCCACGTCCCGTGGGATTCAGCGGAGGACGCTCTCGCGCGCTACGAACAGCAGCGCGACGAGCTTGCGGGCAAGCGGAACCATCTGCGCGCCGCGGTGGACTACCTCGACCACATGGTCGCGGAGACGACCGCCAACGCCATCGACATCTACTGGACGACCGAATCCGAGCACGGTCCGAAGCTCTCGCAGGCGGGAGCGGACCGCTACGTCAAGACGGTGCTCGCGGCCGACCCGAACATCCACGATCAGGAGCAGAAGGTCCAGCAGCTCCGCGCCGATGTCGAGCTACTCGAAGGCGCGTGCGACATCCTCAAGATCGACCTCACCGTCAAGGCAGCCCGGATGAACGAACTCGCCGGCCTGCTCACGTTCTACGCGATGCGCTCACCCGCTCGCTAGAGAAACCCTCCAATCCACAATCCAACAACCCACGAGAGGACAACACGCAATGAGCGACGAAGAGGGCACCGCAGTGGTGCCAGCAAGCAGCGGTGGCGGAGTCGCCGCGTACGACCCGGAGCGCGACGGCCTCATCGGCCTCGAGGACTTCAGTGCCGACGACGTGGTGCTTCCGCGTTACTCCATCGTCATGGCCGAGGCGAAGTTCAAGGACAGCCTGTCCGGCGCCATGCTCGACAAGCTGGAGGACGTCGTGATCCTCGGCTACGTCGAGCAGCGAGTCCTGTGGGACCCGGACGAGCAGGGCAGCGCGCCCCTGTGCAAGTCGGTCGACGGCAAGATCGGGTACGCCAACAACAAGACCTTCCCGTGGAAGCAGGCGGGGCTCGCGGCGTCCGACTTCGACGACGAGGTGCCGCGCATCTCGTGCGCCGACTGCAAGCTCAAGGAGTGGGGCACCATGCCGGGGAAGGAGTCCCCGTGGTGCGCCGACCAGAAGACCCTCATCATCCTCGCGCCCGTGCCCGGTACGGACTCGCTCGCCCCGGCGTTGCTCACCCTCCAGCGGTCGAGCATCCGTCCGGTGAACGCGTACTTCTCCGGGTTCATGCGGGCGAAGCAGCCCGCGTTCACCGCGACCACGACGATCACCCTCACCGCGCAGAAGCGTGGCTCGGTGGAGTACGCGGTCCCGGCGTTCGTGCGCACGGGGGACACGGCCGAGGCCGAGTGGGGCGAGTACGTCGCCCAGTACCGGCAGATCCGCGACTTCCTGCACACCCCGCCCGCCAACGACCAGGCTCCCGAGGAGCCCGCGACTCCGGCGGCGACGGGCTCGACGGACTCGGGCGACGACGACGAGGTTCCCTTCTAGTCGTCGTCCGTGAGGCCCCCGGCGCGGGGCTCGGACGAGTGGTGCTTCGCTGGCATACGCACTCGTTCGAGCCCCGCGACCGGGCTTCTTCTCTTCTAGGGGCCACTGTGTACATGATGAATCCCGAAGATCTCCCGGAGCCGATCCGCGCCGCCCTTGAGGCGAATGCTGCGGCGACTGTCCGGAACACCATCGACAGCGGACACCTGCGCGAGTGGCTCACCACCACGGATGACCACACCGCGCGCAACGTGGAGCTGCTCTTGCACGCGATCGGCAACGGCGGGATCGCGGTGCTCATGAACTTCCAGACCACCCTTCGCACGGCGAACCACCTGCGGTTCGGGTGGTGTCTCGACTGTGGCGAGGACCACGCAGGCGCGCTCCCGAACGAGGCGCTGATCGGCCACACCATCCCGAGTCAGAGTCGTGATCTCCAGATCCCCCAGGATGAGATTCGGGAGAGCCAGCCGGGCGCCGGAGATCAGGAACTCCGACTCGCGTCACCCACGTACCTCGAGCGAGTGAAGGAGGCATGGCACGCATGGCTGCACCGCATGGTCGAGGATCACTGAGCAAGATCAAGGACACGATCACCTACTACCCCCACCAACTCGAAGCCATCCGCCAGATGGCCAAGACCCGAGACTCGTGGCTCCTCGCTGACGACATGGGCCTCGGCAAGTCCCTCGAGGCGCTGACCCTCGCCGGCATCGACTTCGAAATGGGTCGGGCCAAGAAGTTGCTGATCGTCTGCCCCGCCACGCTCAAGGGCAACTGGGCCGAAGAAATCGCCAAGCACACGAACTTCTCCTACGTCGTGGTGGACGGCACGCCCAAGAAGCGTGAAGCCCAACTCCTTGACGGCGAGTTCGTGTTCGACGTGACCATCATCAACTACGAACTCCTGCCCAAGTACGTCGACCGGCTCAACACCATGGGCTTCGGCATCGTCATCCTCGACGAGTCCCATTACATCAAGGGGTACAAGTCCGTGCGGACCAAGGCCACCCACAAGCTCGTGGCTGACCGGTTCCTGCTCGTGACCGGGACTCCGATGCTGAACAACGTGGGCGACCTGTGGGGGCAACTCCACCGCATCAACCCGCGGCGCTGGAACAACTACTTCCGGTTCATGAACCGGTACGCGATGTTCGGTGGCTTCAAGGACAAGCAGGTCGTCGGCATCAAGAACGAGAGCGAGCTACGTGCCGAAGTGGCGTCGGTGATGATCCGCCGGCGGAAAGAGGACGTGCTCGACCTGCCCGAGAAGCGTCACATCGACATCGTGGTCGGCCTCTCCGAGTTGCAGGAACGGCTCTACGCCCAGGCTGAGTCCGAGCTCCAGATCGACTTGCCGGGCGAGCCCGAGCCCATGGAGCTCGAGAACAGCCTGGTCAAAGCTCTCAAGCTCAAGCAGATATGCGGCACCACCGCGACGATCCCCGGCTACGAGGACTCGTCCGAGAAGCTCGACGAAGTGGTCGCGCGGACCATGGAGCTGTACAACACCGGCCGCAAGGTCGTCATCTTCACCCAGTTCCGGGACGTGCTGTATGCACTCGTACAACGGCTCAACGTCGCTGGCATCGGGGGCATCCCCGTGCTGCATGGAGACGTGAACAGCGCGGACCGCGCGAGCGTGGTCAGGGAGTGGTCTGACGACCCGGACCCGAAGCCGATCGTCTGCATGTTGCAAGTCGCGGCTGCCGGCCTGAACATGACCGCCGCTTCGGTGGCGTTCTTCGTGGACGAGTTGTGGTCCCCGATGATGAACCAGCAGGCCGAGGACCGTATCCACCGCATCGGCGCCGAGGGCGAGAGCGTGGAGTACTACCGGTTCCTCTGCAAGGGCACGGTCGAATACCGAGTCCGGCAGATCATCAAGAAGAAGCTCGAAATGAAGGACGCCGTGATCGAGGAGTCCGACTGGAAGCGGGCCGTATACAAGGCCCTGCGAGGGGAGGAATCGTGAAGGCGTTCTATCGACTCGTCTGCGGGTGCACGGTCAGCGTGAACCCGATCCTGCGGCACACCTGTGCCCGACACAAGAAGAAGGAGGACCGATGACCACCGCACCGGACGCCGAGCCGGAGAAGATGTATTCGCCGGAGGAGGTCGCGGAACTCTTCTCCATGAAGCCCTCGACCATCCGGACGTGGATCAAGGAGGGCAAGCTCACCGCCATCAAGATCGGGAACCGCTGGCGGGTCCCGAAGTCCGCGGTCGTCGACCTCGGCAACCGCAAGTTCGGATAAGGAGAAGAACCCTCAATGACCGTTGGTCAGCTCAAGGAGATCCTCGCCGGATACTCCAACGACCTGGAAGTGTGCGTTGCCGTCTCGAACATCGAGGCCGACGACGACCGCTACTACGAACTCGACGTGGACACCTTCATGGGCACGGTCCACATCACCGTGGGGGAGGACGCGTGATCGTCTGGTGCGACATCGAGACAACCGGGCTCGACGCCTACGAGGACGAGATCCTCGAGGTCGCGTTCATCGTGACCGGTGACCGACTCGAGCTCATCGACCAACTCGCCACGGTCGTGGCTCCGCGGGACAACCACTGGGTCACCCGCATGAAGGACGACGTACTCCTCATGCATCAGAACTCGGGCCTGTTCGACGCGGTGCTCCGCGCCCAGCACGACAACGCACCGGACATCGAGTCGGTGGACGACACGGTGGCCAACTTCCTGCACCACACGTGCGGTGCGGTCAAGCTCCCGCTCGGGGGCTCGTCGGTTCACTTCGACCGCGGCTTCATGGAGCGCCACATGCCGCTGACGACCGAGGCGTTGCACTACCGCAACATCGACATCTCCACGATCAAGGAACTGCTGCCCCGGTGGCGCCCGGACATCCCGGCGTGGCAGCCGCGCGGCAAGAAGACTCACCGCGCCATCGACGACATCCGGGCAACGCTCGCGGAAGCGCAGCACTACATGGAGGAGATCTTCCAGGCATGACCACCCTCACCGTTGAAGCAGGCACCTTCGTGGATGCCGTGCAGCGTGCAGCTCGAGTGTGCCCCGTCAAGGGGAACGCGTTCGACCGCGCGCAGGGACTGATCATCGAAGTCCTGCCGGGTGTCGGACTGCGGCTGCTCGCCACCGACCTCGAGTCGGCGTTCAGCCAGCAGGTCGAGGCCGAGGTCAGCGACGACTCCGAGGCGGAGTTTTGGCGCCTGCCGGCGTTCTTGCTCGCCGGCATCACGAACAACTACGCGACCGGCGCCGGACAGACCGTCAAGATCACCAAGCAGAAGGACGGGTACATCCACTTCAAGCACGGCCGGTCGCACTCGAAGATCCGTCCGATCCTGCACGACGACTACCCCTTCGTGCTGACCGACCGGTACAGCACCCGCGGGCTCGCCGCGGTGGAGCACCTGTCGGAGCGGTTCCGGCGGGTGGCGTGGGCGGTGGCCACCGAGGCGCAGCGTGCGCCCCTCACGGGCGTCCACATCGACGGAGAGTTCCTCTACGGGTGTGACGGCTACAAGGCCGCATTCGTGCCGTGTGAGGTCCCCGTGGCGAAGCCGATCACGGTCCCGATGGCCGCGCTCGGTGCCCTCGTCGCGGAATCGCACGACGTGAAGCTCGGGGTCAAGAACGACCGGCTGCTGCTCACGCTCGACAAGGACACGCAGACTTCCACGTCGATCTACGAGCACCCGTACCCGAACCTCCGTGCCGTGGTGCAGAAGGACTTCGGCGGTTCGTGCCTGCTCGATCCGCAGGAGGTCGCGCAGGGAATCAGCTCCCTGCTGGTGGTCGCCCGCAACGAGCGGTACCCGAAGGCGTATCTCCGGATCACCAAGACGGAGCTCAAGGTCAAGCTCACGCTGCCCGAGATCGGGGAGTCCGAGTTGACGTTCTCCGTGAGCGACGGACCGACCGAGGCGTTCGACGCCGCGGTCGCCCCGCAGTCGCTGATCGGTGCACTCCAGGTGATCGAGCCCGGCACCGAGACGTTGTTCGAGTTCGGTCCCACGTCCGACAAGCAGTTCAAGGTGTCGGACGGCACCGGCTACGAGTGCACCATCATGCCGGTGGTGGACACGAAGTGAACGAGTGGGTTGTCACGTTCGACTGCGGCCACGAGTGCGATGCGCCGGCGGCGTGGGAAGAACGTCGTGACAACTCCAAGCGCGAGGCTGATCGGAAGTATTGGGACGATCAGACCGTGCCCCGGACAATCTTCAGCGTATCGCCCTGTCCGGGATGCAAAGGCAAGCAGATACGCAACGTCGTCTCTCTGACGGCGTAAACTTCTCAAACCAGTTGGGGGTAATACCAGCATGACCGACTACACACTCATTCGTCGCGGCCGGAAGGCGTACATCGCCTGCTTCGACACGTTCAACCACGACGTGATCGCGTTCTGCGACGACGTGGCGGACGCCAAGATGATCATGGAGGCCGTCGAGAAGCAGGGCAACCACAACCACGAGTTCGTGGTCGCCAGCGTCGGAACGACCCGAGGTCTTCGGGCGATGCTCTGCGTCAGGAGCGTCGTCCCGAAGGAAGGACTCCGTTGCATCGCAACGGGGTCGGCCGACTCGCTCAAGCAGCTGGTCGAGGACCTGTCCCCGAACGAAGGCAAGAAGAAGTGACTCGAATCATGGGCGTTGCGTTCCTCGCTGTCGTCTCGGTCGTCGGAGCCGTGGGTTCCGTCGTTGCGACCGATGCGTCAGCCGAGGCCCCGGTGACGATGAACCAGCCGACCGTCTCGATGGAGGGGATGAGCAAGTCCCCCATCGTGCAGGCGGCGGTCATCGCTCGCACCCACGAGATCGACGAGCACAACCGCCAGTTGTGGCTCGCCGCTCAGAAGCAGCACGAAGTCGAAGTGCAAGCGGCTCGAGCCGCCCAGGAGCGAGCTCGAGCGGCTCGAGCACAGAGCACTCCAACTCCGCGTCGTTCCGGCGGCGTGAACTGGGACGGCATCGCTCGCTGCGAGACGGGTGGAGACTGGGGGATGGTCGGGCGCACTTTCAGCGGTGGGCTCGGCTTCGCCAACACCACGTGGAACGGCTTCGGCGGACGCGAGTTCGCTGACTTCGCCGGTCACGCCACTCGTGAGCAGCAGATCATCGTTGCGGAGCGGGTGTATGCCAAGTACGGTCTGTCCGGATGGGGCTGTCGCGCCTACGGATAAAGCCTCTCGACGGTCGGCTCCGGTTCGCACTTCCACTACTCATAGTGGGGTCGGCCGGGAGGCCGGGGCCGACCGTCGAGAACCCTCTACCCTCAAGGAGTCCCAGTGCCCGTCATCGAGCTGTATCTCGCCGGCATCAACCCGGTCCCGTGGAAGGCACCCTCACTCGGCATCGGTCGAGCGAAGGGCAAGCCCTACCCCACCGCATTCAAGGATGCGGAACTCGACATGTACCAGCAGGCCGTCAAGGCTGAGTTGGAGCTCATCCTCAAGGGCGAGGACTTCCGGATGTTCACCGGGGCGGTGGACGTGCAGTTCTTCTTCTGGCGCCTGCGTGACTCGTATCAGGGCAAGACCCGGCGAGTGGTGAAGCAGGCTGCCGATGCGACCAACATGCAGAAGGCACTCGAGGACGCCTGTCAGGGCATCCTGTTCAAGAACGACAGCCAGGTCCGCAGGATCACTTCGACGATCGTGCAACAGGACCAGGAGACGGTTCCCGCCATCGGAATCCGCGTCAGCGACTTCATCGAGTCGTTGGTGTCGAGCCACCCGATCGCGGTGACCGGAACCGAGGAATCGAAGGTGGTGAGTCATGTCCGATAACCCATTCGACCGGGAGACGTACGAGATGGTCGTCCCCGAGCCGAAGAAGCCGATGTCCACGGCAATGAAGATCGCCGTCAACTCCACGATGGTCGTCATCGCGCTGCTCGCGATCCTGCTGGCGGTGCTGATCGGCGGCATCATCTGGAAGGGGATCGAGTGGGCGTGGGCGTGAAGCGCGTCAACGTGGGTCGCTCAGAGATCCTCAACGGGGATTGCCGGGATCTGATCCCGACCCTCCCTGACAACATTCCGTGCATCATCACGGACCCGCCCTACGGCGTGGCGTTCAAGAGCTTCCGAGCCACGACTCCGCAGGGCAAGCGGTTCGTGAAGGAGATCGAGAACGACGGCGACATGGCCGGCGCCCTGGCGCTGTTCGGGGAGGCCATGCAACTGCTCCTGCCGAAGACTCGGGAGCAGTGCGACCTCTACGTCTTCACCAAATGGGACTGCCTCCACGAGTGGGAGTCGGCCCTCGTCCCCCTGATGCAAGACTACGGCTTCTTGTACAAGATGCTGTTGGTGTGGGACAAGGGCATCCCCGGCATGGGCGACCTCGACGGCAACTGGGGCTGCGGCCACGAGCTGATCATGTATTTCAAGAAGGGGCGCCGCGAAGTCCCATACCGCCGCTCCGCCATCATCCACGTCGACAAGCTCGGGAGCAAGCAGCACATCCATCCCACCGAGAAGCCGGTCGCCCTGATCGAGCGCCTCGTGGAGATGAGCACAGAGCGGGGCGAAGTGGTCGTGGACCCCTTCGCCGGGTCCGGTTCCACCGTCGTCGCGGCGATGAACTTGGGTCGAAGAGGCATTGGCATCGAGGTCGATTCCGGCTACGCTGATGCAGCACGGTCCCGGTTGGCACGCCCAACCTTCTTCACGGAAAACGGAGCATGAGATGGCGATGAAGGGGAAGGGCGGAGGCCCGATCCGCAAGAACATGGCGCAGGGCGGGAAGATGGTCCCGAAGCGCGTGAGCAGCAAGGGCAGCACGCCCCGGATGCAGCAGTCCGCACGGACCGGGAACCAGACCCCGACCAAGTAACCCAGTCCCCCGGTCGGGTAGCTCCTACTCCAGCTCGCAGGCCCCCAGCCCCGAGCGAGCCGCCCGACCGGGGTTCTCTTCACCCTCTCGCAGCACCTTCTACTCCCAGGAAGGAACCCTCCTCTTGAAGCCACGTTCTCTCTCCGCGACCGCGATCCAAGACTTCGAGGATTGCCCCGCCGGATACGCCGCCAAGTACATCGGTGACCGGCCCCCCCGAGACTCCGGCGAAGCCGCCAACTTCGGCACCGGATGCCACTCCGTGCTCGAGCGTTGGGTCGTCGGTGAGCTCTACAAGACTGACCCCCAGACTCCGTTCTCGGTGATGGAGGGGTTCTGGCACGAGGAGTACGACAAGCTCTTCTCCCACGACGGACGCCGGCAGGAGGGCGTCGACCTCCTGAAGAAGTGGTACGTCCGACAGGACTGGGAGGGCCGCACGGTCCTCGCGGCCGAGCAGAAGTTGAGCTTCCCGGTCAAGAGCACGTCCGGGCTTGAGGTCCCGTTCAACTACATCTTCGACCGGTGCGACCGACTCGACAACGGCAACATCGAGGTCGTCGACTACAAGACGTACATGGCGCCGATGCAGCCCGGCGATCTCAAGCATCGCATCCAGGCGCGCATGTACGGACTCGCGGCAGCGATCCTGTACCCGGACGCGCCCCGCATCTGGATCACGTTCGATCTGCTGCGGTGGGAGCCCATCTCGATCAGTTACACCCGCGACGAACTGCTGGAGACGTGGAGCTATCTCAAGCGCACGCTCGACCGCATCCTCGCCTCGGACGGCAAGGAAGAGAAGCTCGGCCCGAACTGCCGGTACTGCGTCCGCAACCACGTGTGCCGCTCGGTCCGCATGGTGGAGAACATGGGCGGCGTCCTGTCGCTGCCGCCGGAGCAGATGGCGGACCGCCTCTCCGAACTGGAGTACGTGAAGAAGGCTGCCGAGACTGCGGCCGACGAGATCCGCACCCACCTCCTCAAGGTGATGGAGGAGGAAGGGCTGATGGAACTCGAGGGCGAGTCGAACCGGATCACGGTAACCGCCTCTTCCCGTCGCAACGTCGACCCGCTCACCGTCTCGGAGATCGTCGGCCCTGAGATCATGTCGCGTTACGGCAAGCTGAACCTGGGCGACATCGACGACTTGCTCAAGGGCGACGAACTGTCGCTCGATCAGAAGAACGAACTCCGTGCCTCCATCCGGCAGGGGTTCGGGAACCCAACCCTCAAGGTGAAGCCAATCACCAAGCTCGAGAAGGAGTCCTGATGCACGCGGAGTGTCGATGGTTCGTGGAGGCCGCTGTGAAGCGGTGCAACCTCAAGTCGTGGAAGGGACTCAGCGTGCTCGAGTTCGGTTCCCTCGACATCAACGGCGGTGTCCGGGATCTGTTCCCCGACGCCGAGTACATGGGCGTCGACATCGTGCCCGGTCCCGGAGTCGACCACGTGGGCAACGCTGCCACTTGGACGACGGCGCGCGATCTCACGTTCGACGTGGTGCTGTGCCTCGAGGTCTTCGAGCACACTCCCGAGTGGCGCAACATCGTCGCCAACATGGCGAAGTTCCTCAAGGTCGACGGCATCGCGATCATGACCGCGGCGTGCGACCCGCGGGCTCCGCACTCAGCCGTGGACGGGCACAACATGGAGCCCGAGGAGTACACGGACAAGTTCCTCACGGATGACCCCGGCCCACGGGGATCAGAGACGTTCGTTCCGCACGGAGTGGAGTACTACGCCAACGTCGACCCCAAGGCACTCGAGGACACGCTCCTCTACAACTTCGCTCGTCACGAGATCAACACACTTCACCGCGGGGACGTGCAGGCCCTCGCCTGGAAGCAATAGGAGAACCATGACCCTCAACCGCAAGCTCGGGTGGATCTGCCTCGCCGGATTCATCGGGTGCATCTTCCTCGCCAACTACGCCATCCAGCACTGGGGCACCGTGCCGTTCCCCGGCGGTCCGCACACCGTCACGATCGGCCCGTGGACGGCCCCGAGTGGGGTCCTGTTCGTCGGTCTGTCGTTCAGTCTGCGGGACGGCGCCCAGCTCGCCCTCGGCAAGTGGAAGATCGCCGCTGCCATCGTGGTCGGCGCCGCGCTGTCCTACCTCGTTGCCCCGTCTCTGGCGTGGGCGTCGGGGTGCGCGTTCCTGCTCGGGGAAGGACTCGACTGGGCGGTGTACACGCCGCTCGCGGAGCGAGGCAAGTGGACGTGGGGCGTGGTGCTCTCGAACACGGTCGGGAGCCTGGTCGACTCGGTGGTGTTCCTCTGGCTCGCCTTCCACTCGCTCGACTTTCTGTGGGGCCAGTTCTGGCTCAAGACCCTCATGATCCTCCCGGCGCTCATCGTCATCGCTCCGTTCCGACTTCGCCGGCGGGCAGTCGCATGAACCTGCAAGTCCGTGTGACCGCACCCATCGTTCACCTGTGCCCCTTCCGAGACGAGACGGACTACGGCACGGTCACCCTCACGTACAACCCGGACGACGGAGAGATTGAGTTCCATGATCTCCGCACCCACCTCGACGAGTTTGCTGCTCGCAGGATCACCCACGAGCGACTCACCGCCGAGCTCCACAACTACTACCCGCACGCGGACATCACGACCGAGTGGTCAACCGCCGGCATGGGGATCGAGTGTGCTGTACCTCGTGACTCCGCATAACGATGTGGTCAAGGGCCTCATCACCGAAGGCACACTCGGTGCGTTCGTCACCCCTGCGACCCGTAACAAGGTCCGCCACGGGTGGAAGTGGGGACTCGACAACGGTGCGTACGCGGGCTTCGACGAGGACGCGTATCTTTCTGCTCTCGAGGCGTATCGCCCGTTCATGGCGGGCTGTCTCTTCGTGGCTGTCCCTGACGTCCTGTACGACTGGGAAGCGACACTCGCGTCGTGGCGGGACTGGTGCGACTACCTCCACGCGTGGCCACGCGCGATCGTTCTGCAAGACGGTGCCACCATCGAGTCGATCCCGTGGGACGAGGCGCACACCCTCTTCATTGGCGGCTCGACCGAATGGAAGCTCAGTCCCGATGCTCGGGCACTGATCACCGAGGGCGTGCGGCGGGGGATGCCGGTCCACATGGGCCGGGTCAACTCGTTCAGCCGCCTCAAGTACGCCGACTCGCTGGGGTGCGCGACCGCGGACGGCACCTACCTTGGCTTCGGCCCCGACACGAATCTCCCCAAGCTGCTCCGGTGGCTCGATAGAAACCAAGCCAACCCCGAGTTCAATCTCTGGACCTAGGAAGGACCCTCATGACCCTCGTGGACATCGTACGAACGCCACCGCCTGAGACACCGCACGTGCTCGTTGCGACCACGTGCGCGCCGTGGAAGTGCAACGGCGTCGGTGAGCTGGCGTGGCTCGACCGCGCCGAGGAACGCCTGATGCGTGCCGAGGACGCGGGCATCCGCCTGACCCACTTCCTCGCCGCCGAGGTCGACGGCCGCGGCATGGAGCCGTACGACGCGCTCGAAGATCGTCTGTGCGAGGTCAAGGCTGCGGCCGACCCCGCGTGGGACGTGGTGACGTGGCAGTTCCGGGTCGATGATCTGATCCAGGAGTTCGACGGCCGGAGTCGGCTGCACCGCATCTGCGCCGGACGCAACCTCGCCCACGAGTACGCGCAGTCGGACTTCAGCATCTCGCACATCCTGTTCATCGACACCGACACCAGCGTGCCGGCCGACTCGGTGAACCGACTCCTCGAGGTCGACCACGGGATCGTCTGCGGGCACGTGCCGAACTACGCGCACTCCGGGCCGAAGGTCCCGAACCCGGAGTACCGGGACATGGATCTCCAGGAGCACTGGACGACCGCCGGGTTCATGATGGTGCGTCGAGACGTGTTCCGGAAGATGCGGTGGCGTTGGGACTTGCAGTCCGGCTCGACCGACGATCCGTGCTTCCAGGCCGACGCGCAGGAGTTCGGATTCGGCCAGACGTGGGTGCGGCACGACGTCGTGGGCACCCACGTCGAGCCCCTCGTCGGAGTCGAGGAGCGCGACGCGGACAGGACGTACTACCGATGAGGAAGATCCCGAGCCACATCGTCATGCGCGCCGATGGCGAGGACATCGGTGAGTACACGTTCTTCGCCTGCTACGGCGAGAACGACTGGGGTGACATCGAGGACATGCTGACCGACGAGGAGAATCCCGTCGAGATCATGCGCCTGCGCGTGCTCCCCGAACCCGAGAAGAAGATGGCCTACCCGTTCCAGTGGTGCTTGACTCACAACCAGAGCATCTGCACCTGCGAGGACGAGGAGAACCTGGAAGGGGAGTGCGAGGAAGCGTGAAGAAGAACCTGTACATCTGCGGCCACTGCGGGTCGCTGAATCACCACTCGTGCGGATCGGACATCTGCGAGTGCGCCGCGCAGGGCCACGTTCCGAGCATCGAGCTCGCCCGCCGCATGGCGGGTGGACTCGTGCTCAACCCGTCCGACCGGGAAGCAATCGAAGTCGTTGCCAAGCAGATCGTCAACTCTGCGAAGGAGGACGGCTTCGAGCACCGGAACTCGCGCACTCGGATCGAGGAGGAACCCGAGGTCGACGAGGTGCCGGCCCAGATCGACGAGGTGAGCGATGACTCCGAGTCCTGCGACACCTGCACCGAAGACCCGACGCACGAGACGTACCCACTCAACGAGTGCCCGGAGAGCAAGCGTCCGTGCGGCCACCACTGCAACCACTCGTGGACCCACGACCGCTGCGACTGGTGCGGCACCGAGTTTGGGGAGGATGAAGAGTGAAAACAATCGCTGCCATCCCGACTCGGTTCGTCCCGGACACGTTCCGCCAACTCCTCGTGGACCTGCGCTATCTGGACGAGCACGATCTCGTCATCGTTCTCGATGACACCGACGATCAGCGCCTCCGCCATTGGCTGCCCGAGGACGAGCGCGACCCGAAGCTCGAAGTCTGGCATCCTCCGGCGCACCTACATCACGACCTCTACGGGATGTGGAACTTCGCCTGGTCGATGCTGCTGGAGTCGTACCCGGACGAGGAGATCAATCTCGCGTTCCTCAACGACGACATCACGATTCCGACTCAGGAGTTCCTCGCTCCTCTGGCAGAGGAGCTGCGAGCTGACCCGGATCGCGGGATCGTGTGCCCGGACTACCGACTTCCGCTGTCGGCGCACTCGGTGCACCACGGGCCTGATCTCGTGCGCGGGACCTACCGCAACCACGGGATCTGCGGCTGGGCCTTCATGTTCGCCGCGGAGTGGCACACCACGCGCGGAGTGCCCTTCGTGGACCCGCAGTTCGAGTGGTGGTGCGGAGACGACGACCTCGTGCGTCAACTCGAGATCGCCGGCGCCAAGCCCGCCATCGTGACCGGACTTCCGGTCGACCACATGGGCGAATACTCTGCCCAACAGGTACCAGAGCTCCACCAGACCAAGTACGACGACCTTGTTCGATTCAACAAGAAGTATGGGGGAATGAAGCGGTGAACATCGACGAGTTGATCCAGGCGCTCATGGACATCAACGAGCACGACGGCGCGCAGGTCATGGTGGGAGTCTCCCCGACCGCGATGCGCGAGATCCGTGAAGTCCGCCTCTGTCAGGACGGCAGCTCGCACATGGGCGGCAAGTTCGTGAAGATCCATACGTACTGATGGACGAACTCAAGGACCCTCTCCGTGAGGCGCGCGGCTTGTACAACGGCTGCATGATCTCACTCGGCGTGTACGCCGCGGTCGGCCTTGTGATCTTCGTCGTTTGGAGATTCGTGCGGTGAAGATCGGCTTCGCGACCGTCGACTACTCCAACACGCGAGACGCAGAAGGCCACCCCACCCTGGGCGGAGCCGGCTGGTACCGCATCGGACTCCCGTCCCGGCAACTTCGGTTGAACGGGATCTACACCCGGCAGTTCGGTGCGGTGAACCAGCGGCCGAGTGGTGAACTCGTGCTCGTTGACTGGGAAGGCAACGAGTTCGACGGGTTCGACGTCATCGTCATCCAACGATGGATGGAAGATGGAGTCAAGGGGCTCCTCCGCGCTCGAGCGTACGGGCAAATCGTCATCCAAGACATCGACGACTGGTATCCCGGACTCGACCCGCGGAACTACGCCTGGAAAGCGACTCACCCGCACCACAACCCGAGATCGAATCGGGAGTTCTATCAGCGCAACATCGCTGCCTCAAGCGCCATCACAGTGAGCACTCCGTACTTGAAGGAGCGGTACCAGCAGAAGTTCCCGGACAAGCCGATCGCGGTGGTGCGCAACGCCATCGACTTGGAGCGGTGGACACCACAGCCGCTCGCCGGCGAGCCGCACTTGGGCTGGGTCGGAGCAACTGGATTCCGGTCCGGAGATCTCGAAACGATCGGGTGGGCGGTGAAGCAGTTCTTGGCTCGTCACCCGAGAGCACGTCTCTACCACGGAGGGCACGACCCCCGGCCGACCGCCACTTCGATCGAGGCGGCGATGAAGCTGCCGGGTGGCGCGCGGGTCTTCACAAAGCCCATGTGCGGCATCGAGCGGTACCCCGAGTTGTTCGAGGGCATCAACATCGGACTCGTGCCGCTGTCGAACTCGCCCTTCAACCTGGCCAAGAGCTCGATCAAGGGGATGGAGTACGCCGCCTCGGGCATCCCGTTCGTGGCGCAGGCCACCCCGGAGTACGAATGGCTCCACCGGGAGCATGGCCTCGGGCTGCTCGCTCGGAAACCGGCAGATTGGACAAAGCACCTAGAGCGCCTCGCGGACCCCGCGGAGCGGGAGCGGATCGGCGCCGAAGGGCTCGTCTCCGTGGCCCAGCTTGACGTGAGGCAGCGTTGGAGCGACTGGATCGACGCCTACACCGATCTGGCCGCTCAGAGCGCCTGAGGGGCCTCAGAGAACGAGGTCTACTGCGTGACGAGGTTGATGGCCAGCAGGATCGCCGCCGTCGCTACGGACACGAGGATGCCGACGAGCACCGCGGTGTTCTTGGCGGCGGCGGCGCGGAACTCGTCGATCTGGTGGTCGACCGAAGCGATGAGCTTCTCCATGTTGGATTCCATGTCGTCCAGATCATCTTCGGCGAGCTGAAGTCGGAGCGCGTCCGGCAGCGACTGCCGCCGCTGACTGCGTGGGATTTGCTGCACGCCTCACTGTCCCCCTGTGTCCCCAAGACATCCGATGCGAAACGCCTGCGACTCCCATGCCCGCGTCACACCTTCTTCGCCATCGCGCACCGGCGTCTCCGCCCCCGTGAGCCTCCACAGGCTCGAGTGCCCAGTGGCTTTGCACACCTCGGCTGCCCGGTCGAACACGATGTCCGGCAGCACGTTCTCGTACTCGTACGTCGTGCAGCCGTTCTTGTCCGGCTGCGGCTGGTTGATGCCGTGGAGCTTCGGTGCGCGCACACCTGCAGGATAGCGAGTCGCGGTGCCGTTGCCGTTCGGAACGATGGTGCCGGGAGGGAGGACTGACTGCCACTGGGAGTGGCCCTCGACCACAACCGGCTTCGAGCTGTCGACGCACTTGACCGCACGAATCCAGACCGTCTCGCCGGGGTCGATCACCCGCTGATCGTTCATCACCACTTGCATGGGGTAGTCACCGAGCGGGTCCCATGGCCCAGGCTCCAAGTAGTTGTGCTGCACGAAGGCGCCGAGCAGGAACAGCATGGCCACGGCGGCGAAGACGATCGACCACTTCAATGCTCGTTGAGCTCGCTCCAAGTGGTGCGATTCTCTCGGCATCGGCTCGTCCTTCATTGCCGCAGTGATGCAGCCCACTTTGCGCGCTTCCCTTCGGGGTTCGGTCACGAGTGAGGGTGTACCCGGAAACGGAAACATCCTACCTACGTGTTCTCCAATCTGAGGGATCATCAAGACCCGACCCTGCCGGCAGTCCACTCCTCGCCGTTCTGCACGACGATCACTTCCTCCACGGTGAACGTGATGGTGCTCGAGCTCGGGTTGTGGAGATTGTCCCCCAGGTACTCCGCGAGCAGTGTGTATGTGCCTGGGTCGAAGGTCCGGTTGAGTGACACCTGTCCGCCGACGAGCACAAGGTCGACCGGAGTCCCGACCGCGGTTCCGCTCAGGCGCACGGTACCCGTGGGCTGACTCGTGATCCCGGTGACCGTCGCGCCGACGCTCGCGGGCTGGCCGTCGATCGGCGGGTTGGGGCTCGCCGTCGCCGTCGTGATCGTGTCCTCTTTGGTCGCCACCGTGCCCACGGTGAGGGTCGTTGCAGTGGGCGACTGGTACCGCTGATCCTGCGGGGAGCAGCCGCCGTTGTAGCGGACTCTGACGTAGTACGTGCCGTCAGGCTTCGGTGCGGCCGTCGTGAACGTCGCCACGCCGCCGACCAACTTGACCTGTCCAGCGTTGTTGAGCACGGGCGGTGTGGTGTCCGAGGCGTTCGTCGTTTCGAGGATCGAGACATACCCGTCCACCGGGTCGCCGGTGGAGCTGGTGAGCGTCACGGTGTAGGTGACCGGAGTCAGGTTCGAGTGCGGGTTCTGATCGAACGTGATTGCGGCGGTGATCGTGCCGCTCGGCGTGAGGTCGTTGTCGGCCGCGCCCGGCAGGTAGTTGTCGTACTCCTGCCACGAAGTTCCGGCCGGCAGGTTGGGCGGCGCGCCGTCGCGGGTGAACATCCGTGCCTGACGAGAGTTGTTCAGCCAGCCGAGCAGGTAGCTCCGAGTCGCCGGGTCGGTGCGCTCGACGAACGGGATGATGTTCCCACGTACAAGTACATCAGTCCACCCCCGCCCGAGGCGCAGCAGCGGCAGGCCGGGAGCTCCGGTGTCGCCGTCGTAGGAGCCCGTCGCACTTTGGCAGTTGTACTGGAACGTGAACCCGCGGTGCCACTCCAACAGCGGGGCGATCGAGCACAACATCCCGGTCACACTCTTGAGCGTGTTGCGGTCGAGCTTCATGTGGAACTTGGTCGGCAGGTTCGGGTCCGTGAGGCTCGGACCGATCTCCAGGATCTTCGGAGCAGGCTGCGACGGGAAGTAGTTGGCGACCGAGGGACGGAACACCTGATTGATCCAAGTCGAATCAGGCTCGTAGCTCGTGCCGTCCGCTCGTGCGTCCATGCTCGTGATCTGCACGTACGGAGTGCCGGCGGTCGCGGTGACCCGGAAGTTGATCCTCGAGAATGAAGTCTGCGTCGGCTTGGTCGTCTGCGAGTCGATGTCGATGATGAACTGACCCTGGGTGAGCCGGTTGTACTCGAACATCAGATCGTGGATCTGACCGGTGCCCTTCATGAGCATGGAGACGGTCTTGGTGGTCCCCGGTGCGGCCCCCCAGTCAGCGTTCTGCGACATCTCGATCTCATCGAAGTTGCGCCACTGCAACAGGTACGTCCAGTTGGCGAGTCCGGTGTCGCTCGGAAGCGAGAGCTGGCAGCCCTGGTACGAACCGTCGAACCAGTTGCCGTAGATGAACGTGCCGTTGAGATCCTTCTCCCAACCGGTTCCTTCGCCGGTGACGATCTTGGCGATGGGCGAACCCTGCGTGATCTGGACTCCAGTGATGAGCCGGGGCACGTCGCCGTTGACGACCGAGCCGGGACCCTTCGAGAGGTAGTGGTACGGGCTCCCGGAACCACCGGCCGCGCAGTTCGCCCAGCGGCACTTGAGCATCCGAGCGTTCTGGAGTGGCTCGTTGTCGATGAACCAGTGCGCGATGCCGGAGTAGTCGCCGCTGTCCACGTCGAGGCGGACTCCGGCCTGCCACGTAAACGCGTGACGGCCGCACCCGCGGCCGTACACCTGATGGATGTTGATGGTGTCCGGCTGCGCCTGCGAACCCTTCATGCTCTGGTGCTGCGACTGACCGTAGGGGTCGTACGGCTTGAAGAAGAAGAAGTCTCCCCACAGGTACCAGAGCGACATGTTCCGAAGCGTGATGTTCTTGCAGGCTCCGAAGTCGACGCCGTGCCAGGAGTCCCAGTCGAGGTAGGTGGCGTCGGTGAAGTTGATGTTGTCACCCATGAGGCCACCAGCGTCCGGGTTCGGACCGGCGATCCCACTGAGGCTGTCGTAGAAGTCGCAGTATTCGGTGGTGAGGGTCCCCGGCTGCCCGAAGATGCTCAACGATCCAATGACGCCGCTGACGAGCGGCTCGCGGTCGAGCAGCACCGTTCCGGCGCTCACGTTGACCGAGACAATCTTGGTGAGGGGGGCGAGCTTCCCGGCCGGGTCGGTGATGTACTTGCCCGCCCATGATGCGCTGATGGGGAAGGTGGCGTTGACGTTGGCCCCGATGCGGGTGCGCCACGTGGTGAGGGTCTTGCGGACGGTCGGGTCGCCCGAAGCGATGTTCGCCGTGGCCTTCATTCCGAGCAGCTTCTTGCCCGCGTAGTCGTAGTCGTAGCGCCCGGTGGACGGGTCGTACCCGAGCGCGGGCGGTGCGGTTCCCGGCGAGGACAACGTGAGCAACTGCACGCCGCCGACCTTCTGCACGAAGGCCGCGTCGAGGATCACGTCGACCGCTTGCTTCAAGTCGACACGTACGTACCCCTGCGAGGTCCCGGCCGCTAGGGGGTCATTGTCGATCAGAAACTCGTCCGTGGCGAGCCCGAGCCCGACATCGGGACCCACCGCCACTACGCGGGTGTCAGTTGGGGAGGCGGGGATCAGCCCTGCTGTGATGCATTCAAGTCGAAGTCCAATCCACTTCGAGGTCATGGCGCCCTGGGGCCGGCTGTCCGCCAGCGACAGCACTTTCACTTTGCGGGAGCCTGCGGTGACCTGCATGGTGAAGCCCGCGTACCGGAACGGTGACGTGAGCGCAGCCACCTTGGGCGACTTCAATGTGATCTGCTTGGTAGCGTCGCTGACCGCTCCGACCGTTGCGGAAGAGATCACCGCGGTGCCCGGCAGTTGGAACCGCTCTCGAATCGCAGGGCTGGTCGCGCCGCCCCACCGGGTGACCGCACTGAGGAACGAGCCGTACGAAAATCCGATGCGGAAGTTCTTGACGACCACGTTCGTGTTCGGCTGCTTCTGGACTCGGATGCGGTTCAGCACCGTGTCGACCTCAAGCACGACGGTGTTCGCCGTGACTCCACCGTTGGGGTTGGTCACGGTCTTGCCGAGCCAGTTCGAGTCCACCGGAACTGAGATGTCGGTGATCCACGTCGACGTGCCGACCGCCAACTGCCACGTTCCGGAGACGGTCATGTAGTCGTCGTCGGGGGCGACGGTAGCGAGCCGGGTCGCTGCGTCCACGTCGGTGATGCGAGAGCCGCCCATGACGAACGTCTTGGTGGTGATCGGGTCGAGTCCGTTGATCGGCCGCTCGATCAGGAGCTGATCGGTGGCGAACGCGGTCCACGGGATCGTGGCGTTGCGACTCGCGGTCGTCGTCGCCACCGGGAGGCTGCTGACCGTGAGCTTCTGGTTCGCCGGGTTCGATGCGTCGATCTCGAGGATGTGCACGATGAAGTCGAGCGCCGCGCCGGAGACGAACGCACCCCGCCCCCACACGAGCGTGCAGCCGGTGAACTGCTTCGGTGAGGTCGACTTGCCGGTGTAGGCGATGATGGCGAACGACTTCTGCGTGTTGCCGTTCTGATCGAGGTAGGTCGTCGCGATCTTGATGCGGCCGGCACTCGGGATGCCGGCGTTGCTGAAGTCACCGCCCGCCGCCGTGATGGTCGAGGGGAGCGAAGTCTGCACGTCCGAGCAGGCGAGTGTCGTCGTGGTGCTCAGACCACCAAGTCCGCCGCCGGCGATGTCGAGCTCAAGCCAGCCGTCGTGGACCGGCTCACTCACGTTGGTGAGGACGTTGCTGCCCGGAGTGCTGACCAGCGTGATGTTGTTGCGGGCGTAAGACTCCGGCGTCGTGAAGTTGTTGTGGATCAGAACGGTGTTGTTGCGCTTGGTGAGATCGTCCTGGTACGGGAGTCGAGCGATCATCGCCGTCAACTGAGTCGTCGTGACACCCTGGTATGCCTGACTCAGGCGGATGTCGCTCGAGCCGAGTCCGAGGCCGACGTTGGGTCCGATCTCGGAGACGTAGGTGCCGTCCGGAAGTCCGAACGCCGAAGCGACGGCGATGAGGGTGTTCACCCAGCCTGCGCGCAGCGGCGTGTCGACGTTCCGAACGATGCGGTCGCCCTTGGTGAAGTCGCCCTTGATCGGTGTGCCGGTGCTGCCGATGATCGGCCGGTCCGCGATGGTGGCCGAGAGCTTTCGATCCACCCAGGCAGGAAGAAGGATCGCCGCATCACCTGTACGAGTCTTGAGGTCGATCTGGTCGATCAGATTCCCGAACCGGGTGAACTGGCCGCGCAGAGGGATGCGGGGAGCGCCTTTGATCCGGCTGTCCTGTTGCACCACCATCGACCCGTAGAAATCGAAGTCAAGGTTCTTCACGCAGAACGGTTCCACCCAGTCGGGTGCCACGGTGGTGCCGTTCGTGACGGTCATGCCGGAGATCGTGTTTCCGTACTCGTCGGTGAACGCGTACGGACCCGCCAACCCCCACCGGAGGGCGTACTCGAATGCGTAGAAGTACCCCGGCCCTCGGAGTCGAACCGTGTTCCGGTCGGACGGGCTCACCCCCGAGCGCGAGCTGATGAAGCCGTCGATGTTGTGCTGGACGAGCGGGTTCGCCGGGTCCCAGCCGTAACAGAACCACCAGAGGAATGCGTCCGAGATGTTCGGGAGCACCATCTTCGTGAACGACTGATCGAGCACAGTGATGCCGGTGTCCGCGGTGATGGCGTAGGTGATAGCCGACTTGAAGATCATGTGGGTCGGCTTCGACGCGAGGCGCGGGTTGGAGTCCGCCTTGCCGACGTGCTCCACGTACATCGTGACGATGTAGTAGTTGTCCTCCGGAAACGTGTGCGTGACCGAGAGGCCCGTCTCGGGGGGGCTGCCGTCGCCGAAGTCCCAGGTGACCACGATGGTCGGCGTGAGCAGAGTCGGCGGCGCGCTCGAGGGAAGGTTCAGGACTCCGTAGTTGAACGTCCACGTGAGCGCCGAGCCACCCACCGGCTTCGTGGTGTACGAGCCGACTCGGGTGTTGTTGGCGGTGTCGTCGGGCAGCGGCACTTCCGACACCACGTAGTTCGCGTGGCCGGGGAAGTACTTCGGCTCGCCACCGAAGATCCATCCGCCGTTGCCTGCGACCATGCCGAGGCCGGTCGGGTCAGTCGGGTCGTTGATCGACGTGGGGACTACGAAGATCTCGCCCATCAGCGGGAGCGTACTCCGACCACGAGGTCGCGGTCACCCGTGTTGACGGACACGACGTCGATGTAGAGACTGTCACCCACGTTGACCTGCGTGAGATCGAGTGCAAGAACTGCCTCGAGGTCGCCGGCGGGAATGATCAGCGTCCCGATGGTGAAGTTCTCGTGGATCACGTCGATCTGCGTGTCGGCGGTTCCGGCTTCGGTGAGTGTGCCGACCGCTTCGTACAAGTACCCGCGCTTGCGGATGAGGAAGCGACCGGTGGGACCAGGATCGAACGTCCCGGACTTCGAGAACACGTACGATTCGATCGGGTACTCGTTGTTCTGCCCCTCGTCGATGAGCAGTTGGTGAGAGTCGCTGAACCGGTTCCCGGAGCACGCGGGGCCAACGCTGATCTTGCCGGGGGCGTAGGTGCCGTTGCCGGAGGTCGACCAGTCGTCGCCGGAGAGGCTCGTCCACGAGTTCCCGGTGAAGTCATTGCCGACGCTGTGCCCGGACAAGACGACGAGGTTGCCGTCCGTGGGGTAGTGCGCCGCGGTCCCGGAGTCGTAGTTGACGAAGACGCCGAGGTTGTCCTTCACGAGAACACCGCGAGCGTTGTTGAGCACCACGAACGGAGCTGCGGTCGGCGTGATCGACCCCTCCGTGGTCGGGTGTGTCTCGATCAGGTTGCGGCTGAGTCCCCGCACGTACGAGGACGGAGCCGAACTGGAGGCAGGGATGTCGATGTCAACGGCAGCGGCACCGACCGACTTGACGACGCTTCGGCTGATGTCGAAGTTCTCGCAGGCGATACGGACGGCCGGTCCGCTTTCGTTGGCGACGGTGGAGTCCTGCACCAGCACCTTGTCCGCCATCGAAGCGGTGGCGTCGGTCCCGTACCCGGCTCGGATCAGCGCCAGTGTGGAGTCGCCTCGCAGGAAGCTCCGTCGAGCGATGAAGATGGACTGACCCGTGGTGTAGTCCGGCTTCCAGATGCGCTTGCACACCCCGCCCTGCCCCGCGCTCACGTCGTCGAGTGTCACGAGGTTGCAGTTGGTGAGCTCGTACTCCTTGGCGTCGAGCAGGGGGGAACCGGGCTCGACGGTGATGTTGACGCCATCGACGTTCAGGTTCGTGCTCGGTCCGTCCGTACGGAAGATCGGTTCACCGTCCGGGAAGCCCTGACCCACCCACAGAGTCGTGTGGCCGGAGCCCTCGAACTGGTGGGTGGGCATCGCAGCCTTCACGATCAGCGCGCCGCCACCGGGGATGTCGATGGGCGACTTGAAGCGGTAGAAGCCGGAGCCCATGTCGAGCCAGATGGTGTCGATCGGGTTGTCGAACATCCCGAGTGCGAGGACGTAGTTGATGAAGGCAGCATCCTCGGTGCCGTTCAAGATCAAGTGCGCGACGGCCAGCTCGTCGGCGGTCGACGGTCCCAGCAGGTTGGTGGTCGCGATCCGGAACCGCATCGAATGCGGCACCACTTCGGTCGGGTCCCACCCTGAGCCGTGAGGGTTGCCCGGAGGCCCCGTGTAAGAGCCCACGAAGCCCGCGCCCTCGATGTAGCGGTCACCGGGGGTTCCGGACACCCGAACGGTCACACCGACCGTCAGAGTCGTGTCTGCGGGGACACCCACCTCGATCTGCGAGCCGTCCGCGAGGTCGACCACCGCCACCTCGTTGATGAGGTCGATCGCGCTGATCTGCCCGTGGACCGGCCGAGGCACCAGCGCCCGGACTTCCTCTCTGGCGATCCGCTTGACCACATCACGGAGTCGTGCCGCGATTGCGGGGTCAGTCCACGTCTTCGTTCCGCTCACAGGTAGTCCACCTGATCGACGTTGGTAGCGAGCCACGCAACGTAGTCGTTCTTCTTCGGCTTGGCACTCCCGTCGAGCTTGTACATGCCCATGTAGGCGTCCATGAAGCCGTTCTCGGCGTAGGACTTCCAGTCCTGGTTGTTGAACGTCATGAACGGGTAGTGGTAGTGCCCGAGCGCCCGACGGAAGCCCATGACGTCCTTCTCGAGCAGGAAGTGGGACTGCTGCCACGCCTCCGACCACGCCCCGTCACCGAGGTTGTACGACGCCTCACCCCACTCGGTCGCGATCATGCGAGGGTTCACCACGCCGACCGACTTGAGGTAGCTCCACGTCTCCTGGTTCTGCACGTGCCCGTTCCATCCGACTTCTGCACGCGGGTCGCCATTGTTGGTGGAGGCGTCACGGCAGTACGGGTGAGATCCGAAGCCCCACAGAGCGCCGGAGTTCGCGAGGGTGATCAGCTCCGGGTTCTGCTCGACCGCGTGCCGCATGAACCGGGGCATCGACCACTCGTATTCGCCACCGGTGTCGTAGTAGTTCGATCGAGACGCAACGGAGCCCGCGATGACTCGGAGTCCGGGAACCTCGCCGGCAATCGCCTGGGCTGCCCACGCGACCGAACGTCCCCAATACTTCGCCGCGTTGAGAATGTCGTTGATGTCGGTGCCCGAGATGTTGTTGAAATCTTGAATGTTGGGCTCATTCCAGATTTCGAGAATATCTTTTGCCGGGTCCATCAACTTTGCGACCTTGACGAGCCATCCGACGTAGAGGAGGCACTCGGCGTCGGTGGCCGGGAGCACGTGGTTTGGGTGCGGGAGTGAGCTTGCTCCGGGGTGCACGTAGTCGGGAAGTCCGAACGCGACGATGATCGCCCGCTGGCCGGCAGCGTGCAGGCGAGCCAGACCGTCCCGGATCTCAGTGTCGTCGAAGTTGCCGTCCGTGTCGTACCACTGCCACTCGGGACCGAACCGGCACCACTTCGCCCCGAGCGCCTTGTTCTGCGAGATGTTCGCGTCGGACGGCCAGTAGCTCGCGCCGGCGTACTCCCCGAGCTTCACCTGTGCGGCCGTGCCGGTCTTGCCGACCGTCAGCGACACCGACGAGTCCCGCATGACCAGCTCGCCCGGACCGGGGTTCTGCCCCAGCACCTTGCCCACGTTCGCCGCGGTGCTCACCACGTACGAGACAGTCGAGCGCAGGCCCGAGGCGAGCAGCGCCGCGTTGGCCTCAGTCAGAGTCTTGCCACTGAGGTTCGGGACAGCGATCCGGGTGCCGACGTTGGTGTTGTCCCGGTAGTCCTTGATCAGAGTGATGCGCTTCGACGTGGCGCGCATGACTCCGAGCTCCATGGGGATGTCGATGTCGGTGAGCAAGAACCGAGCCGGGTCGATCGGGTCCGGGTCCGGGTCCTCGAAGCGCACGATCACGTTGGCGTCGAGCCACGGGATCACCGGGCTCTCGGTCTGGATCTCGTAGTCCTCCATGGCGAGCGTCGGCAGGTACTTGTTGCCGAACGCGAGCGCCTCGGCGTTGTCCTTGAAAAAGCCGGACTGGTAGACCTCGATGCGGTCACCGATCTTGCTGATGGCGATAGGGCTCGACTCCGGGACCTTGAGCTCGATGAACACGTTGCCGTTCGTCGAGGAGTCGCCCTTCACGATCAGGTGGTTGCGCAGGCGTGCGGTGGACACCGCCTTGGAGTAGCTCGCGAGGTTTGGGTCGCCGCTGGCGGACGCGTAGCCGCGGAACGTCCACTCCTCGGCACCCGTGGCCGGGTCCGGGAACGGAGCCATCGTCAGGTACCCGTAGCGGTCGAAGAACACCTGATACCCGTGGGGCTCGGTGATCTGCTTGATGGCCTCCCACCGCGTCGTCCCGGCGTCGAAGAAGAACACCTTGTAGGCGAGCACGTTCGTCGGCGGGATGTTGAGCTTGCGGATGCCCGCATTGAGAGCGATGGCCCGGACGATCTGGTCGAGCGACTGGCCCTGCGCGAACGACACTGGCCGCTCGAACTGACTCGACAGAAGGTGCGCGGTGTAGTCCCGGCCGGCAAGCGTGACGTGGTTCGGGAAGTCGTCGCGGCTGATCGAGTCGAGGATGAACTCGCCCTGCTGCAACAGGTAGTCGCCCACGGGCGTGCGGACGCCGCGGTAGGGCTTGATCACCTTGTCGTACCAGAAGCCTCCGGGGTAGTGCTTGAGGCGCCCGTCGTAGTTGTCGAGCTTGAGGTCGAGAGTGCGGCGCTCGTCCCGGCTGTTCGAGATGTTGATGTTGCCGCCGATGAGGGGCGCGTCCCGCATCCAGATCGTCGTGGCGTCACGCTCGTAGATGTCGACTCGGAACAGGACCGTGGTGACCGCAGCGTTGATCGCCTCCGCTGCTGCTGCCCGGAACTGCGCAGGGGTCAGCTCGGAGGGACCGCCGGGGGTGGACCCGCCGCCACCATCGAAGTCGACAGCGGCGTCGAAGTCGATGGGGGCATCGAAGTCGGTGGCCATGGGCTACGCCGCCAGGTACGGCCCGAAGCGAGTGTGGATGTCGCCGCCCGCGGAAGTGAAGTCCGGGATGTAGAGCCCGCCCGTCGCCCACATGAACACCCCGTCGTCCGGGGTGAAGCAGCAGTATTGCGTCTCGTCAGGAGCGTTCACTCGGCCCATGTGCAGGCCCCAGTTGTAGTGCTTGAAGTTCGCACCGGACCCGATGGTGGCTTCTCCGATGCGGGGCATCTCCGTGGGCGGCATCACTCCCGGCACCGGCAGCGTCATGTAGTAGTTGCCGTTGCCCTTGTTCCATCCCGTGTCTCCGAGACGGATGGTGCCCTGTCCCCACACCCACTTGCCCATCTGGAAGTAGATCCCCCAGGACTGGCCTCGCACTCCACCGCCGCCCGTGCCGCGCTGGAAGTCCGGAGATCCGTCCGTGTGCAGCACCGGCGTCCACGAACGCGGCACCATCAGGGCGAACTGCATCTCAGTGAGGAACTCACCGATGTTGGTGTGGAGGCTGCGGTGGAATGCCTCCTCGAGTGTGAGGCCATCAAGATCACCGCTCACCGGGAAGGACTCGAGCTCGAAGTCGCCCCAGAATGTCATTGCTCAGACCACCTCTTCGTACGGAATCGTGACCTTGGCGTACTCTTTGACGCCCACACCCGCGACGCGCTCGACCTGGATGTTAGTGGGAGACACCTTCCACACATCGCCAAACGGGTTGCGCAAGTAGATGTCGGTCGCTTGCTCTTGGAGCAGCTCGAGCTTCTGCCGCTGCTGGCGCGCCGTGGGTCCATCGAGGATGTCGTTGAACTCGCACGTGAGGGTTCCGTTCTTGCCGAGCCGGACTCCCTGGTCGACCTTGCGACCCCGGCCCTTGATGACGTAGCTCTCGCGCTCGAGCTCGTTGGTGAACGAGTCCGACACGACGTGAGCCAGTCGGAGCGACAGACTCGGAAGCTCGTTCGACACGAGCCAGTAGTGCGTCCCGGAGAGGGTGACGTTGTAGAACACCTTGTCCGACTCGACGTCAACCCCGAAGCGACTCGCGACCTGCACGACCGCGTAGAACACCTCATCGTTCGCCGGCGCCGAGTAGTCGTTGAAGGGACCGTTGTCGATCTCATCCACGAGCACGGACGTGCCGGAGTACACCTGCACGGCGTTGCCCCGGTAGATCCGCCACGCCCGGAAGTCACCATCGGTCGCCGCGTCGTCCCAGTTGATGATCAGGTACCCCTCCTCTTCGTAGTGCGAAGAGTCGAAGGTCACGCTGCCGCCCGGCGTCGGCGGAATCCACGCAGTCGTGAACTGCTCAATCTGAGTCGACGCAAGTCCACCGTTGTCGTAGACCGTCACCGAGAGCGTGTAGAGCGTGTTGTTGTCGAGGATCGGGTCCGGGAGTTGGTAGCTCGACGAGGACCCGGCGAGCTGCGTGGAGTCGAACACGACCACGCCGTCGTTCGCTCGGGTGATCACCACCCGGAAGGCGACCTGCACGCGTCCGCTGGCGGAGTACGTCCAGGTGATCGTCGGCTGCGGGTTGTCGACTCCACCGCTCGGGCTCGTGATCGTGAGGTTCGCAGACTCGACGACCTTGAACACGTTCCAGTCGGAGAAGTCACCGAACACGTTGTCGCTGTCGAAGACCCGGACGCGCCACTTGAGCTCGATGTTCGCCGCGGTCGGCGGGATCACCACCGTGCCCACTCCGACCGTGCTGTCCACGATGCCGGAGGTCGCGACGAAGTTGTTGGTGTCGTTCTCGAGCACCTCGATCTGGTACGCCGTCTGGTAGTCGACCGGACTCGAGTCCGAGAACGTCCAGTGGAACGAGACGTTCCCGCCGGCTTCGTACGGGATCGCCTGTCCGCCCGAGGGCGAGTGACCGTTCGTCGTCGGCGGGTGCGAGACGACAAAGCTCTGCGGGGTCGTCCATTCGGACGAGTCGAGCAGCAGATTGACCTCTCGACCGCGGATGAACCACGTGCCCTGCGACAGGGCGAGCGGAAGCGGGATTGGCTCCGTGGTGAGGCCGCTCTTCTTGAAGTCCCCGAGCTGGTCCGAGATCTCCTTGAGGCCCGCCGTGAAGGCAGCGTCCTGTGCGATCTGCCACTGTCCGGCGACCGACGAGCCGAGCGGGTCCGCGGTGAGCGTCATGCCGAGTCCCGGCAGGTCGGTGTTCACGAGCGCACCCGCGGCGGGAGTCACGTTGGTCGGCACCGGCAGCGTCCCCGCAATCGACCATTCAGGTGATGCCACCCAGTCGGACGACTCGTAGGTGCCGTCCGTGTTCCTCTTGGCGACGGCGACGTACACCTTCCACGTGCCGTTCGGGATGTCGACCGGCAACTGCATCGACGCGTTGGCGCCGAGTGTCTGCGTCTTGGAGAGCGGACCGCTGTCGTACTGCGCGTTGAGCGCGTCGTTCGGATCGAACTGGCCCGCGTTGTACACGGTGTCCACGAACACGCGGAAGAACACGGTATCGGGAGGGGACGCGGTTCCCGCGACGAGTGCGGGCTTCCAGGTGACCGTGGGGCGACGCGTGGTCTGGACTCCGGTCGGAGCGGTGACGCTTGTGATCTCGTAGACCGGTGAGCCCCGGTCGTAGTCCCAGTAGCGAGCATCGCTGGTGGCGACGAGGACCCGACTGAAGTCGAACGTCTCACGTACAACCCGGAAGATGTCCGAGGTCACGTACGCGCCTGCGGTCGAGATGCTCGGCGGCTTGCCTTCGCCGCTCGTCCAGAACGGACTCAGCCCGCCGTAGCCGTCGAGAACGTAGCCCTCCCAGTAGCCCGCCACGTCGGAGACGATCACGTCGCGGGCGATGTCCCACCCGTTCGTGCCACCGGCCTTGGAGCCCGGACCCCAGTACGACGAGTAGAACGTCGCGCCCTTCTGCCCGCCGGGGTTCGAGAAGTGCAGCGCACCGAAGCCGTCGAGCACGACGTACCGGTACGGAGCTCCGCCCGCCCAGTTGACCCAGATGGCTCGACCGATGTACGGGGTGAGCCCGAAGTCGGGGATCGTCGGAGCGGCGATGCCGCCGATGGCACGCACTCGGCCGCGGTTGGTCAGGACGTAACCCTGTCCGTTCCCGGTGGGGTCCATCGCGAAGTCGACGCAGACCTCGCTCGCCGCCATCGTGAGCGGGGTCCCGGACGGGTTGCTCTTGCCGTTGATGCCCTTGACGACTCCATCGGCGTAGAGGATGTACCCGGCACCTGAACCCCAGTCGACAATCTGGATCTTGCGAGCGAGCGCAGCGAAGCTGGCGATGCCGGTCGTCGTGATCGTCGGTGCGGCACCCTTGTAGCCGAGCGCGCCGTCCATGCCGAGCGCGATCTGCATGTTCGAGTCGGCCGGGTTGACGTCGACATCCGTGAGAGCACCGGATGCCTGCGTGTAGTTGATGCCATACCGGCCGGTGCGGATCGCCATGACCTACGAGATCCTTTCGAGGTGCTTGATGAACGCTTCGGCGTCGTCGCCGTCCTTGACCTCGGGGAACACGAGATCGCCGTGGAAGTGGTTCTCGATGATGGTCGGACCACCCGAGCCTCCGCTCGAGGTGGCCATGCCGGCGGCGTTCCGCTTCTTGCCCGACACGGCAGAGTCGATCGGCGTGATCGTGGCCGGGATCTTCGCGACGTCCCGGTAGGTGGTCGGCAGCTTCGGAACCTGCACGCGGTCGACCTGCACGTTCGGAACGATCTTCGACTTGAGCCCGTCCTTGAGCGTGGTCGTGATCGTGTTCGCCAGCGCCCGAGCCGCACGCTCCGCCTCCGGCGTGGTGCGGGTGATGCCCTGCGCCAGACCGAGGCTCATGTACTTGCCGACCTCGCGCATGACCTTCGACGGCGACTCGATCCCGGCCTTGTCCTTCGCGGCCTGGATCGCACGGTCAGCCACCGCCTGCGCAGCGATGATCGGGATGTAGGCCGAGTCGTCGATGCCGCGGCCGAAGCCGGTGCCGAACGCCCACCCGGTGTCGTGGCCCTTGGTGTCCGCCTCTCCGGGAAGGTTGCTGTTCGTGATCGCCCCGGCCGCGCCGATCATCTGGAGGGTCGTCACGCCCGCCAGATTCAGCGCCTCGTTGTACCGATCGGTGGCCGAGCCGGAAAGGACCCGAGCGGACGCCGGGAGGCTGTTGTCGTGTTCAAAGATAGCCCGAGCGAGGGTCAGTTGGTCCTCGTTGACCCCGTTCCAGAGCAGGCCGTTCCGGTACTCGTCGGTGACTTCGCCACCCTTGATCAGACCGGCGTGCGGAAGCGTCGGGTCGTTCTTGATCTCCTCGGCAGCCGCGTTGATCTTCGACTTGGTGGCACCGTCGATTCCGAGGTTCTCGAGGAACTTGAGGCTGGTCCGGAGACTGGCCCCGCCGGCAGCCGTCTCGATGCTCGTGTCCTGCGTGAACAGGAGCGCCGCCGTCGACACTTCGGTCTGGGTCGCACCCGCCAAGATCAGCGCCTGCTGGAACTTGTCGGCCGCACTCCCGGACAGCGTGCGCGCACCCTCAGGCAGAGTGGAGTCGGCCAGCATGATCGCCTGGGCGCCGGCGATCTGCTCCTGCGTCACGCCGGTCATGGTGAGCGCACTCTTGTAGGCGTCCTTGACTGCGCCGCCCTTCTTGAACGCCTCCTGCTCGACGTGCGGGTTCGCCGCCACGGCGATGGCAGCAGCGTCCACTTCGCCCTTGGTGATCCCGGCGAAGTCGATCGTGGTGCCGAACTGCGTGTTCGCCGCCGTCGCCCACGCCGAAGTCAGGAAGCCGAACGCCGGACCGGCTGCCCGGATGTCCGCCTTGGCCTTCTCGATCGCCGTGTTGTAGGTGACGATCATCGTCTCCCACGACTTCTGAACGTCCGGCCCCTGGCTCACGAGTTGGGCCGCGAGCTGTGCCCCGGCCTCGGGGCCGAGCGCCGCGATCTGCTGGGCGAGCATCGGGTTGCCGTTGGTGATGATCTGACTCAGGTCCGCCTGGAACGTACCGACGTTGGTGGTCGCATCCTGGAGAGTCTTCTTCAGCCCCTCGAGGTCGGCGTCTGCACCGATGCTTGAGAACAGGTTGTTGATCTCGGGGAAGGCCGAGTTCATGGCCTGCGTCATGCCATCGGTCATCTCCTTCACGCCGTCCTTGTACTTCTTCGAGTTGACACTGGCCCAACCCTCGGGAACCTGCATCCCGTTCACGAAGGTGTTCCACGTCTTGTCGACGACCGGCGCGCCGCTCTGCATCCCTGCGTTGAACTGGTTCATGACTTCGGAGCCGAGCACACGGAACCGCTGACCCGAGCGGCGGTAGCCGTCGTTCGCTCCGTTGGTCAGGCCCTCCATGAGCCAGTTGCCCATCTCGTAGGTCTTCTTCGACGGCGAGCCGATCCCGAGCACGTCACCGATGGTGCCGAGCAGATCCTCGAAGTGCGAGCTCACCCAGTCCTTGACGGAGCCCCACATCGACTTGAGGCCGTTGAGGAAGCCCTGGATCAGGTCGCGGCCGATCGAAACGAGTGCGTCACCCACGTTGCCGACCGCGTTCATGATGAGCTGGTTGATCGTGCCGAGCCAGCCGGAGACGGTCGTCCATCCGTTGCGAATGCCGTTCAGGAGCCCGTCGAGAAGATCCTTGCCGAGGCCGAGGAGCAGGGAGCCGAAGCCCGCCAGCGCGCTGATGATCTTGCCCGGCAGCGAAGTCATGAAGCCGACCACGGCGCTGACGCCCGTCTCGACCGCACCCGTGAACCACTCGACCGCGCCGGTGATGATGTCGCTGACGAGGTTCCACGCCGCCTCGACCGGGGCAGCGAGCTTGTAGAACCAGTCGATGATCGCGTTGACGAGATCCGGGATGATCGAGTGCCCGACGAGGATGTCGTACAGGTACTTGAAGACGTTGATGATGCCTTCGATGATCCCCTTGATGATCCCGTAGGCAAGTCCGAGCGTGCCCTTCACGATGTCGACCACGAGGTTGAACGCGCCGCCAACGATGTCGGAGATGCCGTCCCACACCTTGTGCCAGTCGGCCGAGAGCAGGCCGTCGAAGACCTCGATGACGCCACGGATCATCTGGAGCGCGTGCTGGATGACGCCGAGGATCAGGTTCCACACGACGACGACCGTGTTCTTGAACACCGGCCAGGTTGCTTCCCACAGGACCCGGCAGTTGATCAGGAACAACTTGATGGCACCGAGGATGATGTCGAAGATCGGCTTGAGGTCGGAGAGCACGTTGCCGAACGTGTCCCCGAGGCTCGAGAACATGTCGCCCCACTTCGACAGTTCGCTGCCGATGGTGCGGCTGACCGCGGACACGTCGATGCCGATGGACTTGAGGAAGTCCGTGATCGGACGGAACATCTCGGCCCAGTCGAGGTTGAGGCTCTTGCCGCTGAACACGCCGACGATCGAGTCCCAAGCGTCGGAGAACCAGTCGACGATGCTCTGCCACGCGTCCTTGAGGCCCTGCTGCAAGTCCTTGAGCGGGTTGAAGTCCCCGAACGCCTTCGACGCTTCCTTGGCCCACTTGTCCGCGATGGACTGGAGGTTGCCGCCCTCCTTGCCGAGCTTGACTCCCTTGCCGCCGGGGATGTCGAACGAGCCGCCGCCTCCGGGCATCCCGCCGCCACCGCCGCCTGCTTCCTTCGCCGCCTGCGCGGCCTGCTGTGCCGCCGACGCCATCCCGGAGAGCGCACTCGTGATGTCGTTGATCTGCTGCTCCAGGGCGTCGTACGCAGCCCCGAGCTGGTCGAGCTTCTCCTTCTCGGCGTCGTAGGTCGCCTGTACGGCGTCGCGACGCTCCTTGAGTGCGTCCACCACCTGCTGCTGCCGGTCGACGGCGTTCTGCGCGTCCTCCCACACCTTCTTGAGGCGGTCGACCTCGGCCTGCTCCTTGCGGAGGTTGGCCATGATCGTCTCGAACGGCAGTTCCTTCGCCTTGTTGGTGAAGTCCTCGATCTGCTTGGTGAGCGGGTCGAACTTGAGCGCCTTCTCCAGGTCGAGCATCTCCGCACGCCGCTGGAGGTCATCGAGCTGCTTCTGGAGCTTCTCGTAGGCGTTGGTGGTCGTCTCGAGCGTGCCCCGCTGATTCTCGAGCTCGCGCATCCGGTCGTTGAGCGGACCGAGTACGTCCGAGCCGGCGCCCGCCATCTGGAGGTCGATCTTCTTGCCGTTGAGCATCTCGAGCTCGCCGTTGAGCGCAGCGAGTCGATCCTGCGTGTTGGAGATCGCCTGCCCGGCCTCCTCCATCTTCAGCATTTCGAGCCGGAGCTTCTTCTGCTGCATGGTGACGGCGAAGATCTGGTCGTCCATCGCCTTCATGCCCTTGATGGGAGTGTTGGCGGTGGCTTCGAGCGCGGCCTGGGCATCGTCGAGGGCAGTCCGGGCAGCGGAGGCTGTCTTCTCGAGTTGCCCGAGCACTGCGTTGGCCTGCTCGTACTCGGCGTTGACCCGAGCGAGATCCTGTTCGAGTGCGGCCACGATGGAGCCCTGCGCCTGGAACTCGGCGTTGACCCGAGCGAGATCGGCTCGCAGCCCCGGCAGGACTGCCGCGAGCTTGTCGAAGTCCGGCAACATCTGCGGAGCGTTCTCCGAGACGGTGGTGCGGTTCTGCTTGAGCTCGATCGTCTTGGAGTCGAGGCCCTGCATCGCGGCGGCGTCGTTGAACTCCTTGAGCGCACTGATGGCGCCACGCAGGTCGTTGCCGATGCCGCTCAGACTCGCGTACTTGCGAGCGATCAGGTCGACACCGGCAATGACCTGCTCGACGATCGACGGCGAGTGGTGAGCGAACGGGTTCAGGTAGGAGAGGAGGTCGTAGACGATCTCCATGCCCCGCTCGAGAATGTTGATGACCGCCTGGATCGCACCCTGCACCGACTTCGGCAGTGCGGACCACACGTTGTGGAAGAAGCCCGGAATCCACGAGAACGCCTGAGCGAGCTGCTTGCGGAACACGATCGCGAGCACGGCGACTGCGGCCACGGCGGCGGCGATGAGGGTGACCGGGTTGGAGAACACGACGACCGCCGCGTCGAACGCCGCCGCCATGCCTGCACCGAGGGCACCACCGACCGCGGAGAAGGCGGGCTGGAGGGCGGCGATGGCGGTGAGGATCAGGCCCCACACGCCCGAGGCGACCGCCGAGGCGATCTGGAACGCCGAAGTGATCGCGGCGCCAAGGATCTGCCCAAGACGAGCGAAGGGGCCGGCAAGCGTCTCGATGAAGGTGAGGACGCGCCCCCACACGAGGGCGGCGAACTCGGATGCCGTGGCGAACGCCGACGTGATGGCGCCACCGATCGCGCTCCCGGCGGCAGCGAACGGCGCCATGAGCGTCTCGAAGAACGCGAGGACCCGGTTCCACACCATCGAGAAGAAGATCGGGATGCCGGAGAAGATCATGTTGATCCGGCCGACGACCGCGGCGGTCCACGCTTCGATCGCACCCACCGCTCCGGTGGTGACCGCCTGCGTCTCGACCACCGAGGCACTCGCCGCGACCGGCAGCGCCGCCATCGCCGCCTCAGACTCGGCAACGAGCTCGACCACGCCTGCGGCGTTGACGGCGAACGCGGCCTTGGCGGCGGGGGCGAGTGCTTCGAGGTTCGCCCGGATCATGTTGAACGTGAGCTTGTAGCCCGCGGCCGACATCGAGAACGTAGCGAGCATGGTGCCCGCGGCTGCGGCCGACTGGCCCGCCATGATGGCGTTGACCGTGCCCCACTCGGCGGGAAGCCCCGCCATGATGTTGGTGACCGCGGCTGCCACCATCGCCCAGTCTTCGACGATCATCGAGCCCGCCGCTTGGGTACTCTGAACCATCGAAGCACTCATCTGAGCGATGATGCGTTCCAGATCGAGTGCCATTGCCTGAACGGCCGCGAGGATCTGGTTGAGCACACTCACGATCGAGGACTGCACCGTGCCCATCGCGACGGTCCACGTCTGTCCGACTCCACCGGCAGCCGAGGCCATCTGTCCGGCAGCGGCGGTGACGGCGGAGGCCATCTTTGCCGCCTCCGTCTCGGCGGTCTTGCCGAACCCGAACAGCCAGCCTGCAACGACGAAGATGATGCGACCGAGGAAGGAGAAGCCGGCACCGAGGCGACCGATCAGAGTCAGCGTGGTACCGATGTAGGCGAACAGCGGACCGGTGACGGCCAGCAGGGCGAGGAAGCCCATGACCAACTGCTGCGTGTGTGGCGAGAGGTTCGTGAACGCCTGCACCAACTTCACGAACGCGTGCGCGACGTTCAGGATGGCCGGGATGAGCGGCACCATGATCTTGGCGAGTGCGTTCTGGAGCTGGACCTTGAGGATGTCGAACGCCTTCGGCTGCGACGACAAGACGATCCCGAGCTCACGCTGGTAGATCGCGAGGTTCTTCGTGTCGTCGGAGGTGTTCCGAAGTGCCTTCTGGTACTCCCCCTGCGTGTTGACCACATCACGCATGATCTGGTCGAAGCGGGCGACGTGGAACCGACCGGCGATCTGCGCCGACGCCCACGCCCGCTGCGCCGGAGTGAGCTTCTGGAAGGCGCCGGCGACTTCCTCGAGGCGCTGCGCGCCGTTCTTCGAGTTCCAGCTCACCTCGTCGATGTTGATGCCGATTTCCGCGAGCGCGTCGGCGCTCTGCTTCGTCGGAGCGAGCAGCCGGGAGAAGATCGTCTTGAGGGCGTTACCGGCGGTGGCGCCGGAACCGAGGGCCGGGACAAGGACGGCGAGGAGTCCCGCCATGTGCTTGACGTCCACGCCTGCGGACCGGGCACTCGCACCACCGCGGACGAAGCCCTCGATGAGGTCCTGCAACCGGATCGCAGACTCGTTCTCCACGACGTTCAGGGCAGCCAGGGCTCCACGGACTTCCTTGGTGGAGAGCCCGTACTGCTGCTGAACCGTGATCAGCGCCTGAGTCGCTTCGGTGGCGTCCATCTCACCGAGGACCATCGTCTCGAGGGTGTTTCGAGTTGCTCGAGCGAGTGCGGGACCCTGCGCGCCGGCGGCAGCCCAGGCGGCGGCGATGTCGATGACTTCCTTCTGCTGAACGCCGAAGATCTCCGACAGCGACTCAAAGATCCCCTTGAGGATCTTCATGTCACGGGCCGTCTCGGCGGAGGTGGTGTTCAGGTCGCCGTAGACCTTGCGGACGTTGGTCATCGCCCGCTCGTTGTCGAGAGCGAACTTGGTCGCGGCGAGCCCGGCAGCCACGAGGGGGAGCGTGAACCGGAACTCGACCTGTCGACCAGTCCACTGGAGGTTCTTGCCGAACTTCTCCAGGGAGTTGAAGCCCCGCTCGATGCCGGCGAAGAACCCACCGAAGGCCCCGGCGCCGCCGAGCTTGGAGCTCGTTGCGGCCATCGTCCGGGCGGCACTCGTCTGGACGTTCTGGACGCGGCGGAGAGCCTGCTCGATCTGAGCGATCTCCTGCTTGTTCGAGGCCATGACTCGCAGGACGACGTTCATCCTTGCGTTCATGCGCCTCGACCCCCTCTACGTCCTTGAGTATCTGCGTCCGGTCCGGGTCGTGTTCCCCGAGGCCATCTGCTGCTTCTTCATTTCACGTTCCCGCTTTTCGTCCTCCTCCGCCGTCTTCTTGGCGATCTCGCCGAAGATGAAGGAAAAGTTCTCAAGCAGTTGAGGGTCCTGATCGTACAAGCCGCCCGGCAACGGCAGGTGTTGCCACTTCATGTTGGAGCACAGGGCGAAGAGCCGGAGGGACTCGGTGATGGGTCCCTCCGGCTCCTGCCCGTGAACCCACTGGATTACTTGTCGCCGGAAGAGCCGTTTCCCTCCTCCTGCTCCACGAGCTTGGCGCGCATCTCCTCGAGACTCGCGATCTCCTTGTCGATCGCCTCGACGGTCATGTCCGTGAGCAGCCACGGGTTCATGAGCCGAATGTGCTTCTCCACGTCGTCCATGAGGGTCGGGTCGGCGTGATCGAGGAACTTGCCCAGCTCCGAGCCCCGGCCGTTGTTCGAGAACGGCACCGGGCGACCCTCGCGGGCGAGGTTCCATCCGACGATCGCGGCCTCGAAGAGGATGCGCCGCTCCTCACCGCGCTCGGACTTGATGCGGGCGTTGCCGCTGGCGCGCTCGAGCAGGACGTCGGAGTTGGTCTTGTTCAGGTAGAGCCGGCGCGCGCCCTCGTCGAGCTTCTGGAGCAGCAGGTACGAGATGCCGTCCGGGAGCATGTGCTTCTCGGTGACGTCCACGCCGAAGTAGTCGGCCTGGACCGGCTGCGGGGTGTTGTCGACCGTGTGGCCGGGGATGACTCCCGGCTGCGGGACGCCCTCGGGAACCGAGGTGACGGGGGTGCCTTCGATTTCGGTGCTTGTCATTTGGTGAGCCTCCTGTGCTCTTGGGTTGACTTTTCAGGGTGGAACGAACGCTCGGGCGGCGGCAGCCGACAGGGTTGCCGCCGCCGCCCGAGGGGCTGATCTACGGGATCGCGGTGAGGGCGTTCTTGACCGCGAACTCCACGATGTCGATGGCCGGGTCCGGACGCAGGCACCGGATCTCGAGGTCGTGCTGGAGCACGTCGTCTCCCGAGGGGTTGACCTCGAACGGCGCGATCGCAGCGGTCGGGACGGCGATGTCCAGTTCGTACAGGGTGGCCGGAGACGAACCGGGGATCGTCTCGTACGTCTGGCAGAGGATGTGCACGTCGTCCTTGACGATCGTGCCCTGCGCCGTGGTGGCGTTGGCGTCACCGTAGGTGGCGAGCCGCCACAGGTCGCCGTCCTCCGGACGGATGGTCACGCCGAGCGTGAACTCCCGGCGCTTCTCCACGAGGTCGCCCAGGAAGAAGGAGCCGAGGCGGAAGTCGTCGTCCTCGAGGTTGTTGTTGATGTCGAGACTGAACGACTTCGCCGGCAGCGCCACGCCGCCGAACTCGACGATGATGTTCGAGCCGACGACCATCGGGGTCGTGTCGTACTCGCGGTCACCGAGCTGCGTGAAGCTCGCGCCCACCGACTCCTGCTGGAGAGCGATGAGCTCGACCGTGCCCATCAGGTAGCCGTTGGCCTCCGCCTCCAGGTGGAAGCTCGACACCTTCGTGTCGGTGTACTTGAACGCCTCGTAGCCGTCACCGATGCGCTCCTCGACCGAGAACCACGGGAGGCTCGTGTCGGTCGGAGTGATCGTGTGGGTGGTGACCCCGCCCGAGGTCGCCGCCTGCTTGACGCCGAGGGCGCCCCACAGGAGCAGCGACAGCATCTCCATGCGGGCGTAGAAGTCGTACGACCCCTTGAAGGCGATCGGACCGAGGTACGCGTCCGGCACGTCACGACCGCCGCCGATCTCCGGGTCGGGGATGAGCAGCTCGCGGGAGCCACCCATGGCGCCGGACTTCGTGCGGAAGAACAGGCCGTTGATCACGTCCTCGAACGTGCCCTTCGCGGCCTGGGTCTTCATGCCGACGTGACCGGCCTGACTCTGGAATCCCATCTTGCGCTGCTCCTATGAGTTGGTTTCGACCCAGACTTCCGCCTGGGCTAGGTGAAGGAACGTGCCCGACACTTCCCTCGTGAAGAACCGTTGCCTTGTCACGCCGAACCTGCCGAATCGTTCGGTGACCCCACCGAGCTCCTCTGCAAGTTCGCCCAAAGCTACACGAAGATCTCCGTCGCGGTACAGCATTGCCCGAAGGATCTTGGCCCTCCGGGAATGAACTGCCCGAACTTCCGGGGTGTTCGCCCCCTTCGTCATGTTCTCCACGAGCAGCGTGTACCGCTGCATGGTGGGCTCGGACCCTCCGATTTCGTACTCGGAGGGGGTCCACTCGCCGGCGTAGACGCCCACGGCGCCGTCCGCATCGTTGGGCTGGAGTGGGCGGTCGATCACCCGGTCAGCGAGTGACCCGGTGTCGGCCAGAGGGTAGGCGGTCCAAGTCGGGACTTGGGCCACGATGAGGTCGCACACGTTCGCGGGGAAGAAGCTGTCAGCCATTGATCAGCCCTGACTGGAACTCGAACCATTCGAGGACGAGTGCGGCGACCTCAAGCACGTCGCCGGGAACGAACCCGAGCATCGGGCGGGCTGGCACTGGCCATCCGAAGTTGTTGCTCTTGGTCCCCCGCTGGTTCGTCACGTACTTCACGATGTCCTCGGCGCTCGCACCGTTGCGAGGCCAGGAGATCTGCGCGCCGCTTCCGCCGAGCGTGTCGACATCGCCACCGGACGAGAGCCAGTTGAAGAGCGATCCGGTGTTGATCAGGATGGGGTGCTCCCGACCGTAACCCGACTTCTCGCGGTACTCCTGGGTGTTCCAGGCCAGTGGGGTCCAGCCGCGCCCGGCGGGGTCCGACTCGGAAGCGAACCGCTGCTCGACCTTCTTGTTGTGCCACTCGGCCACCGGGCCGGCAAGCATCCCGGCGAGGCTCGGAGGACTCAGGGCGAGCATCACCCGTTCGAGTGATGCCTCCGTCTGCTCCCAACCCGTGACGTTGATCTCGACGCTGACCATCAGAGCGGCCCCGGTGCCCACGTCCACGGGGTGCCGCCACGCATGAAGGCGTTCTCGAACGCCTCAAGCGGGGACTCCTCGTCGCGGTTGATCACGCCGGGGCCGGTGTACGTGATCTTGTCGTCCCGGAGGGTCGCGCCCTCCAACGGGATCTTCTTCAGTTGGATCAGCTCGAGTTGGTCCTGGGCTTCGCGGAGCAGGTACCGGGCGTACGCGTTGGGCCGGTTGTCCTCGCCGGGGATGGCCAGCGACATGAGGAGTCGGGCCGAGGCGATCTTCGTACTGAGGAGCTGAATCAGCGCGAGCGAGTTGGGCTCGAGCTCGTCGAGGTTGAGGGGCACCACGTAGGTGGCGCCAACCACGGCGTTGATCTCCCGTGCGGCGCTGATCAGGTAGCGGAACTTGATGTCGGGATCGGGCACCATGAGGTCAGCGATCATCAGATCCTCGACCTCCGAGTACACCGTCACCGACATCATCCACTCCTAGCGCGCAGAGGGGCGGCAGGCGCACGCCCACCGCCCCTCTTCCACGGGTCGTTGCTCGCGGCCTAGGCGAGCACCTTGAGGACGTACGTGAGGTCGAGGTGCGGGAAGATCGGGAACGCCTTGATGCCGTTGCCGACGTCGTAGCCCCACGGGTCCTGGCCGAGGTCCTTCTCCCACTCGTAGTAGCCGGGGGTCCAGCCACCGGCGACGTGCGGCGAGGTCAGGGTCTTGCCGAACCCGATCATGTCGTCGATGGCGTCGATGTCCGACTGCGACGGCAGGAACAGGATCTTGTCCTCCGGCGAGAACCGGGTGTTCGTGACCGTCTCCGACCCGAGCGCCCGCGTGCGGTACACCGAGTCGTAGATCTCGAACTGGATGCCGGTGACCTCGGAGACGATCATCGCCGCCTTCTCCGGTCCCCAACCGCCCACGGTGTAGAGCGGGTTGGAGCCGATGAGGTCGTTGGCGAACTTGCTCGACTTCATCAGGTTCCGGAACACCTTGCGGGAGCAGACGGCCCGCGTGATGGTGACGGACTTCTCGTCGTACATGTACTCCTGTACGTCGAGCATCTCCTGGATCGGGTCGCTGCCCGTGTCGTCGAACGGAGTCGTCACCGACGCGTTCTGCTGGGCCGAGGGCCGGCCGTAGTCGACGGAGAACTTGATCTTCCCGTCGTTGTACGACACCGCGCCGGTCCAGAGCGCCTGCTGGATGAGCCACTCGAGCCGGTTGTCGAGCTTGCGGCGCCGCAGGAGGGTGTCGCGAGCGAGCACCTGCTCGAACCCGTCCTTGATGCTCGTGACCGACAGCGGGAGCGAGTTGCCGAGCTGCCCGTTGAGGTAGATCGACTCCCGATACCGGGTCACGTCCGAGGTCGTGTAGTGGTCCTTGACGGACCAGTCGATGATCGAGGCGCGACCCTCACCCATCGTCTCGTCCTTGCGGGCCATCTCGGCCTCGGCGTCCTCCGCCCGAGCGGGCGCCAGACCGTCCGTGAGCCCGAGCATGTACTCGAAGATCACGTCGTCCGACTGCACGTCCATGAAGGGCGCGAACTCGCGCAGGCCGATGTGGCTCTGCGGAAGCTCGAACTCCCGGATCGTGCCGAGGGCCACTTCCTTGCGGACCAGGCGGTCCTGCGACAGAGCGGTCATCTGAGTCTCTTTCTCCTCGTGGGTCTAGCCGTTACGGAACCGCTCAGACCTCGGTCGAGGCGGTGTGCAGGGTGATGTTGAGGCCGGGGTTGCTCTTGAGCGCCGACTTCGCCGCAGCCGTGGTGAGGGCGGTGAACGCCCCGCTCGCGAGCTCGTAGCAGCGGTCGGTGATGACGGCCGCGTCGTACACGACCGCGATCTCCACGTCCCGCTCCATGAGCTGCCACGGGAGGAACGTGTCGTTGATGCCGACGATGTTCGTCTCGGTCTGGCGACCGTCCGTCGCAGCGTCGTCGTACGGACCGACCTTGCCGGAGTCCGTGCCCGACGTGATCTTCGCCATCACGGTGCCGGGCTGGAGCACCTTCTGGTCCGTGTGGCCGTCGATGGTGACGGTCGGGACCGTGGACTTCGCGCAGGTGTACGACTCCGTGCGCGGCTTCGGGTCGGTCGAGCGGAGGTAGACGTTCTTGCCGAACGGGGTCCGGTAGTTCGGACCGAGGGACTGGGTGGGCATCTTCTGTGCTCCTGGGGATCAGGTCCGGTTGGGACTCGTTCGGGCTTCTAGAACGGCGCTTCGCCCGCGGCGGCGAGGCGCTTGTAGGCGGGCGTCTCCTTGACCTTCTCGTCGGACAGCCCGGCGCGACGGTGGTTGGCGACGACTCCACGGTCGACGTCGATCTGCTCGATCGTGTCGTTGGAGCCGTCCGGGTTGTCGTCGCCCCGGTGGTCGGCGCCGTGGATGGCGAAGAGGTTGTGCTGCGGCATCGCCTCGGTCGCCTCGCGGTAGGCCGCGAACTGCTCGTCCGACAGCGAGTCGACGAGCTTCTCCGTCGCGTCCTTGGCGGAGGCGGGGATCTTCTTCGTGTCGATCATCTGCTTCACGAAGTCGGCGCGGGCCAGCTTGCCGGCCTCGTCACGAGCCGCCTCGAGAGCCGCGATGTGCGTCTGCACCTTCGCGAAGTCGCTCTCGTCGGCACCGTTCACCCGGAACGTCGCCGTCTCGGTGGGCGCAGCGGCGAGCTTGGCCTCGACCGTGGCGATGTACGCCTCGACCACAGCCGGGTCGTCGGTCTTCTGGCCGTTGATGGTGAAGGTGTGCACTTGGATCTCCTCGTCGATCACGTCCGGGATCTCGCCCCGGTTCTTGGAGTATAGGCCCTCCACCGCGGGCAAGTCGACGAATGCGACTCCCCGAGTGACGGGCCAGAACAGTTCCTCGTCGTTTGACTCGTAGAGGCCGATCTCGGCGGAGCGGCCTCGGTAGGTCTTGCGCTCGATCTTGTCGGCGGCGTCGGGCTCGGTGATCTCGAGGTCCGCGTAGAGGAACTGATCGTCCGCACGCATGTCCGCGAAGTAGCCGACCACCTTGTCCGCACTCTCGGAGTGATCGACGCGGACGGGAACGTCCGGGAAGATGCCCGAGGAACGAAGCTGGCGGAAGTTGTACACCATCTCGGCCAGGTGCGCCGCGGTCCAGGTCGAACGACGACCCTTGGAGTCCGCGAAGGAGCCGACCTTGAAGATGCGGAATCCCCGCACGAGGGCAGTGCCGTCCGGACGGCGCTCGATGTCGAGTTCATCGGGAGCCTTGCCGAAGTAGCGGATCTGCGGCTGCGCAGTCGTCTTGCCCATCGGGCGACAAGTTAGACACCCAAGTCGGTCCGATGCAAGCACCCTCAGGCTTGGGAGTGCTCCAACTCCTGTGGTTGGGGCACTTCTCGTCGTTCGAGGGGGTCCCGAATCACCACTTCGTGCCACCGGAAGCACTCCCGGCAGCAGATCCGAACGACCCCCGACAGCGCCATGATCTCGGTGTAGAGCCGGCGCTGCTTGAAGACCTTGACGTGCAGGAACGTCCGGCCGCGCGAGTCGCGGCCGGTCTTCGCGAGCAAGGGCTTGCTCGAACAGAAGCAGCGGATCTCAGCTGGGCTCGACATGGGCGTCGATGTTGCCGTCGAGGACGTTGGTCACCATCTCCACCAGTTGCTCCGGCCCCTCGAACTCCTGGCGGGGCACCGACCGCACGTCGTCCCACCACTTGTTGACGGACTCGTACATGCCGGTGACCAGCTCCCGAGCCCGGTCCGGGTCGGCGCCTTCGGCCACGTACGCGTCGACCATGGCCTTCTGGTACCCGAGGCTCAGGTGCGAGTCCTCCCACGAACGATCGGAGGAGAACGCCTTGGTCACCTGTGGGGCGATGCGGGCGGCGATGTTCCGGGTGGTCTGCCGGGGCTGGTTCACTCCACGGGGGCCGGACCGCTTGGGCTTGTCCCGAGGCGGACCACCGACCCGCGAGTCGGCCGGACCGTTGGGGTTGGCGGCAGCAGCCGCGGCAGCCTCCTTGGCCTTCTGCTCCGCCATCGCCTGCTGGTTCTTGGCGTCGATCTCCGCGAGCTTCACCGGGTCGACGATCTGCAACTCTCCGAGCTCCTCGAGCTTGAGGCCGACCGCCTGCCCGAGTTCGAAGACATCGGGCTTGACCGCGCCGCCGCGCACGAGCTCCTGCACGATTGCCCGGACCGTCTCGACGTTCTCCCGGCCCATGGCACGCGGCTTGAGGGTGACCGGTGCGGCCTTGGGGCCGTAGTTGATGTCCTTGAGGCGCCGGAGCACGTAGCGGTCGACGTACTCCTTGATGTCGCCCTGCAACGCGTTCAGCAGCCACAGGTAGGTCTGGAGGTGCTGGACGCCTTGGTTGTAGCCCCCGCCGCCACTCGTGGTGCGCATGAGCATCACCGGGGTCATGAGCGCGAGGGAGATCTCCTCGTCGAGGCGCTCGATGTAGCGGTCGAAGTCCGCACCGCGCATCTGCGATTCGAGGTACTCGATCTGGTAGTCGAAGTCCCGTCGCCCGCTCGGACCAACCGGTCCACTGGCGTTGTCGGGAAGGACCACCACGGAGCGGTTCCGCAGTTGGGTCAGGATGTTCTCCATCGCCGTGCGGCCGTCGATGGTGGTGCCATCGCCCAGTTCGATCTCGTCCTCGAACGGCGCACGACCGATCGGGACCGGCTCACCGAACCGCTCGAAGTAGCGGTTGGAGAACAGGTGCATGAGCTGGCTGAAGAACCAGGACGGGAACGCCGGGCGCAGGAGCTTCTTGCCGTAGTAGTTCCCGTTCTCCATCAGGAGCGGGTACCAGAACGTGTACTCGACCGGAACCTCCCACCGGCCGTCCTGCTTGATCCCGTCGTAGACGTAGAACTTGTTCTTGATGCCCGTGGCCCCCGGCGGGCGCGCGCCCTTGACTTCCTTCCAGTTGACCCGCGTGCGCTCGGGCACGAGGTCCTTGAACTTCGAGATCGTGACGCGGTTGTCGAGGCGCTCGTGGTTGTCGAACTCGAGCACCATCGGGGAGAAGCCTGCCCAGAACGCCTGCGAGAGGGCTCGGATCATGCGGGTCCAGAAGCCCCGCATCATCTCCTCCATCTCCTCCTTGATCTTCTTGTTGTCACACTCCAGCGACCAGTCCATCTGGTGCAGCATGAAGGTAAGCAGAGTCATGGAGGCGTTGACCTGATAGTGGTCACGCATCTGCCGGTAGTCCGAGAGCGTGAGGCTGTCGAGGTTGAACTGGAGCATCGCTCCGAGTCCCCCGAACGGGGCCTTGATGTCACTCTGGACCCGCTCGCCCGACCAGTAGCCGTGCGCCGGTCCGAGCTTGGGCTGCTTCCCTCGCTTGAAGTTGCTCTGTTCCCTGCCGTATCGGTCCGCGATGACGAGGCCGTCGTTCAACTCTGGTTTCTCCAGTCGATCAGACTCGGCGGCACGGGAGCAGACATGGTTCCGGGGCCACGGAGTGCTGGGTGTTGGATTCCACCGACTGCCGCTGCCACGCGCTCTTGCTGACGGTAGGCATCCAGGCGTGTCACCTTGCGGCGATAGGACCGGTCACCCATGAGCGTGAACGTGATGCCAGCGAGGCAGTCTGCTACGTCTTTTGACCCTCCCTCAGGGTGGTCGATCTTCTTTCCGTTGTCCACGAGCTCGGAGAGTTCCTTGGCCGGGATGTTGACCTTCTCCGATTCACCTGGCCGGAGACTAACCCACAGGGGAGGGATCTCGATGCGATCCTCGTAGATCGCCTCTCTCAGGTCGTAGTAGGGCAGAAGGTCCTTGTCGACCGAGACGTACTCCGTGTCGTACCGACGCTTGCGGAGCTGCTGCTCCGTGTCGGTGGACTGGAAGCCGTCCATGGTGACCTTCTTGAGCTTGAACTTCATGTCGTTCTTGAGGGCGTAGATCTTGTGCCGAACGTCGGCCAGGAAGATCTCGCCGCCGGCGGGGGCCTTGAGCCTCATCACGAAGTCGATGACGATGTACGGCTTCATCTCGCCGTCGATGTCCACCACGCCCTTGACGTGACCCATCGCGAGCCCGAGCGCGTCGCCCTCGGCGGAGTACGCGATGTCGAGGTGCGCAACCCGCGGCACGCTGTCTCGGGCGGTGAACCACCGCTCGAACACGCCCTTCTCGTTGCAGGGGTTGGGCAGTCCGTCGTGAGACTTCTCCCATCGCTCGATCGCCTCTTCGATCTTGAACACGAGGCTGATGAACGGATCGCCCACGACGGGCGGGACGCCGGCAAGGTCCTTGAGCGCCTTCTCCGGGTTGTTGACGAACTCCTTCTCGTAGACCTTGGGGATCTCGAGGATGCTCTCGCTGCTGAGTAGGCCAGCCACGCCGGACGGGACGATCTGCTTCCGCTTGGTGTCGTAGTGGAACGTCTCGTATTCGCCGGTCACCTTGTCCCGGTAGAAGTCCTTGCCCATCGCCTCCCAAATCGTGAGGCGGACGGCGTGCGCGTCGTCCCGGCCGCTGAACTCCCGGAACTTGCGGGAAGCGAATCCAGTGGCGCTCTTCATCTGCCCGATGACGAGCAGGAAGCCGCGGTCTTGGAACCGGGAACTGATGCGGTTCGAGATCGTGTCGTAGCCCTGGTCGGCGTAGTCCTTGTTCTCGGTGACCTTGTGTGAGTCGGCCTCGTCGAGGATTCCGCCGAGGATGTTGTACCCCTCGAACGTCGTCTCGGCCGAGTCACCGGGGATGATCCAGATGTCCTTGTCCGGGAACCGGATCTGGTTCTTGAACTTCGGGTCGGTGGGGTGGTTCTTGAACCACGGCGAATGCTCCATGCGAGCCTTGATGTCACCGAACACGACTTCAAGGGCCTGACCCTCGGAGGTCGACATCTGCATGAACGCGATGCGGGTACCGGGCAGCAACCCGAAGAAGCCCTGCGGGTCCTTGAGGCACAAGCACCAGTGCACGAGGTACGGGAGCACGACCGATGCGACAGTGGTCTTGCCGATGCCGATGCCGCCCGTGATCATCGCCAGCGGGTACTTGGTGATGCGCTCGCCGTCCACCTCGTCACCGATGATCGTGACGAGCTCATCGACGATGCGCTCACGCATCCGCTCCCGGATGTTGAGGTAGTCGGGACCGAGGAACTCCTCGATGGTCGCCGGTCGCTCAAGGAAGTCGGGATGCTCACTGAGCCACTTCGCCTCGGCAGCAATCTTGGCCGGGTCGACGGAGGTCACTCGACCACCACGCCGGGGAGCGCCGCGACGTCGACCGCGGAAGCGCGCTGGGTGAGCAGGCCCGCCACCATCTCCGGTGTGATCTGGTCGCGGGAGATCCCACGACCCTCGAGTTCGGCATAGACCGCCGCGACTGCGGCCTGCGGAGTGGCTCCGGCCACCGCCCCTGCGGCGCTGCCGTTGTTGACCTGCACGCCGACCGTCACCGGGCGCCCACGGGGAGCCCGTAGCTCCGGGTTCAGGAGCTTGGCCAGCTCCACGCCGCGGTCGAACACGGAGTTGATGAGCTTGGTGACTTCGGGGTCGAGGGGGCCATCGTTGCCGCCGAGCGCCGTCTCCTCCTCGAGGGCGCGCTCGAGCCGGTTGCTGTGAGTAGATAGCAGGGTTCCGAGAGCGGTGACGATCGTGTCGGCGTCACGGGTCTGGAACAAGTTCGCTAGGCGTGCCGGCTCAGTGTCAGGAATCGAACACACCCCCCCGGAGCGAAAGTACTTGCAGGTCGACTGCACGGAGCATACATCGCAGAGGAACTTGTCGCCCTCGACCATACCTGCACGGTCACGTGAGAGCCGACTGGCTGTCTCATCGTGGCCATCCGAGGGGGGCGAGTTGGGGTCATCGGGATCAGGGTCTTCCTTCCCGGACACCCGGAAGTTCACGTTCTCCTTGTAGTGCTTCGCCGCCCACTGCGCGGCGCGCATCTGGTAGAGGCACCGCTCTCGAGGGATCGCGAGACTGCTGATCTCGTGGCCACAGAGCTCGACCCACTTCTGGTGTCGCTTGGCTGCGCTCTGATCTTTGCTCAGACCCTTGAGCATTCGACCGTTGGGCAGGAAGACGGTTCCCTTGCGAGCACCCTCGAAGAACTCAAAGTCGACCGAGGGGAACGTGAGCCCGAACAGCGTGCGCCAGGAGTAGCTGCCGTGGATGTGCAGCGCGGCGTGAGGGTGCCCCTTCTGCACTTCGTTTAGGAGGTAGACCACTCGCCGGCCGAGTGTTGTACCTAGGTCCGGCAAGTGGTCGATCACCACGAGGTTGGGTTGATCCTTCTTGGGGCGCTGCGTTGCCGGAAGTGATGCGCAGAGTTCCTCATCCTGCGCGACCGGGTGCGCCAGCAGCTCCTCGAGGTAGTCCATCCCGCCCGGCGAGTCCGGAGTCCAGACCGGCCAGGTCGCACTCGGCTTCTGCTTGTCGTGCATCATCGGGAGGTAGAGCGAAGCCCACTCCTCCCCGACCACGAGGTTGAGGTAGTCCGCGCCGGCGCCGCACTGATCGAGGATGTACGAGTCGGGGTAGATGTCCTTGGCGAGCAAGAACGAGGCATCCCACACCAAGTTCGTGATGCCGACCTCGAATGCTTCGCGTACGCACTTGAGTGGGTTTCGAGCCCATACCTGCGTCTCCATGAGAGTCGAGTATGTCTCAAGAACCACGGAAGCCGGGCCACCCGCAGGTGACCCGGCTCCCGATCGGCCATAGCAAGCCCGGTCCGCAGCGTGAAGCTCGACCGGCGTCCAGCTAAGGTCCAAGCATACGCCGCGGCGCGCCGAATGACAAGCCCGCACAAGGGTGGACCGGCGAATCACACGCGTGTATGTTGGCGACCCCCTCGCACACCCCCCCTTCGGCCAGCCACGCCATAGCAGAACGGAGGCAGGATGCCCACGGAGCTTGCGGCCCTGCTCGGAAAGACTTTCATCGAGCGCCGTGACGTCAAGGCGGTCCAGAATGCGGACGGCTCGTACCGTCCCGACCGGACACCTTGGACAATGAGCGACATCCGGGATCATCTTTCCGGGAAGGTGTCGCTCGGGCATTATCTCGTTTCCCCCGAAGGGAAGACGAGGGTGATCGCCCTCGACCTGGATCTCGTGAACCACGAGGTTGAGGTCGACGGCGACCTGATCGTCCCACGGGACATTTGGCGCACCGACCACGAGCTGTCGGATCGCCTCACTATGCATCTTCAACTTCTCGCGACCGGGTTCGCCGTCCGACTGCACAAGCTCACGAGCCTCCCTGTCGCTGTCCACTACTCAGGCAACAAGGGGCTGCACGTGTACGCACTACCGGGGGAGGGCATCGGCGCGGACGTGGCGATGTTCATGGCGCAAGCGACGATGGAGCATTTCGGCTGGGAGCCCAGTCGCGGTACGAACTTCTTTCGGGACCCTTCCGGGACGTTCCCGACCGTCGAGGTCGAGACGTTCCCGAAGCAGGCGTCCCTCGAAGGCAAGGATCTCGGCAACCTCATGCGGTTGCCGCTGGGGATCAACCGCAAGAGCGGTGAGCGGACCTTCTTCATCAAGACGAGTCCGCCCCCCACGACGTTCACGGAGCAGGACCCCGAGACGGCCATGGCCGGTTCGGACCTCCCGTGGACGCTCGGGTGAGCGACCTCGACGCAGAACTCCGCGCACGCATGGAGGCGGCGAAGTCCGCCCCCAAGCAGGAGTCTGCGCCCGAACCGGAGTCCACCTGGGACGACGACTTGATCCCGGTCGTCCCGGAGCCGGAGGCCCGCGAGGATGCCCTTACCCCGATCATCGACCGGGTAAACATTCTCGAGGCGTACCGGCGTTGGTGCGGAAAGAGCGAGCCCGACCCCAAGGGTAAGCGCGAGTCGATCATGGTGTCGTGTCCGAAGCCGGACCACCGCGATTCGCACCCGAGTGCGTGGCTCAACCTCGACAAGGGCACTTGGTTCTGCGGAACCTGCCAGGAGGGCGGAGACAAGTACGACATCGCCGCCTACAAGTTCGGGATGCCCGTGCCGGGCTACAAGGAAGCGAGTCAGTTCCCGAAGCTGCGCGAGCAGATGGCACGCGACCTGGGAGTGGTCATCCGGACCACACTCGGTGGTTCCAAGATCGCAGTGACCCCCGACGATGCCGACCCGGAAGTCGAGGAGGAGCTCGACGAGGAGCCGGCGAGCTCGCCGGCAACCGCCAGCAAGGACTCCGACTCGGAACCCGCCGAGGAGGATGCGGTCGTGATCTCCGGTCCGTTCGGCCGGAGCATGACCGTGGCACCGGGCTACGACCCGATGAAGGTGTCGATCCCGTGGCGGGAGATCGTTCCGGAGGGCACCTTCCTCCACGAGTGGATGACGCTCGCCGCCGACAGCGACGAGCCCAACGAGTACATGTGGTGGCTCGGCATGATGGCCGTCGCCACCGCCGCCGGGAACAACGTCATGCTCATGGACTCGCCACGCGTGCGTGCGAATCTCATGGTCTGCCTGCTCGGCTCCTCGGGCTCGAGGAAGTCCCGTGCGATCGGTCGGCTGATGAGTCTGCTCGAGAGCGCACTCCCCTACGACCATGATGATCCCGACAGCACTGGCACGATGCTCACCGAGATCCCCGCATCGGGTGAAGCTCTCATCGACGCCTTCTGCAAGCCGGTCCACGACGACATGAGCCCCGGAGTCATCGTCGGCTACGCGGGGGTGCGGGGGCTCATCAAGTTCGGGGAGTTCACCGACTTCAGTGTCCGGGCCTCTCGGCAGGGCAACACCCTCAAGTCCACGATCATGAACATGTTCGACTCCGACAGCACCTTGAGCTTGCGGAGCCGGACGCATGGCATCGCTCGCGCCGATCATCACTTCGGTCAGGTCATCAGCTCCACACAGCCGAAGGCCATCCGTGAACTGCTCACCCGGACCGACGTGGACTCCGGATTCGTGAACCGGTGGATCTTCGCCAAGGCGATCGAGAAGCCTCGTGTGGTACTCGCCAAGGAAGAACCCGACACGACACTGGCAGCAGAGCGGCTCTCGCAGTTGCGAGGGTGGTGCTCTCCCCGCCTCGTGAAGCTCCACGACGATGCGCTCGACCGGTTCACCGATGTGGTGTACCACGACATCTTCCCGAACCTCGACCACGAGGACTCGGCGGTGATGGAGCGCCTCGACCTGCTGTTCAAGAAGATCGTGCTGATCCTCGCCATCAACGAGCGGAAGCAGACTCTCGTCGAAGCGGACCTCATCAACCGGGCGGCGAAGCTCATCCCGTACCTGATCCACACGTATCAAGTGACCGACCAGAGCATCGGGTTCGGACCGTTCGAGGACTGCTGCGACTCGATCAAGGAGACGATCGCGAGCTTCAAGGCCACCTACGGGCGGAGCCCCAGCGGCTCCGACATCCGCAAGAACCTGCCGAAGCGGTTCAACGCCGAGTTGATGATGCGAGCCATGAAGGCGTTGATCGCAGTTGGAGCGATCGAGGAAACGCTCGACGCCAAGAAGATCACACGATACGAAGTCGCCTAGGCGACACCCTTCGGCTCGTACATCACCTGGAAGAAGATCGAATCGAAACTCGGGAGCCACGGACGCTTCGGTCCGAACAGCGCATCGGCTTCGTTGTCCGTCTCCATGCGGATCTTCCACCCGTAGTTCGCACTGGTCGACGCAGGCACGATGTTGTTGCCGGTGACGGTCGCCACGGTGAACTGAGTCGTGGTGATGCTCTGGATCATGAGCGGCCCACCGCCACCAGCGGCAGTCGCGGGGGTCGACGTGAAGTTGAAAGTGATGTCGGCCGCGGCGGGAGCGAAGCCGAGGTTGTGGGTCACAGTGAAGCTCGCAACTCCCGAGCCACCCGTCGTCACGGTGCCGGTGCCCGCGGCGATGATGTTCGGCACCACGAACTCGCACCAGCGTTCGTGGTCACCACCGAGTGACGTCCAGGGACGCGCGACGAGCACCGTCGCGAAGTTCTCCCACGGGGTAGCGGTGACGGTTTTGTAGTTCATCGCCTGACCGATGATGTCGCCGGAGGTCGTCGCCGGGAACGGCAACTCCGCGACGTAGCAGTCGCCCGTTCCATCGGTTCCCATGACTCCACGACTGATCTGGAGCTGGGCAATCATCAGCCCCGGCGGCAGGTACAGGTACCGGCCGCGGTTCTGCTGCCCCGCGCCGTACGGCGGATCTCCCACCGAGCCGTTGCCCGCGGCGATGAGTCGTGGCTCGTAGTTCTGCCACGTGTTCTTCGAGACGCCCGAGTACAGGCCCCGGTTCGGCATCAGCGCGGCTCGTAGACGAACTGGGCCTTGAGGCAGTCGGTCGAGCCCCACACCCACGGGCGGCGGTAGGAGACGAGCTGTGGCAGGTTCACGCCCGAGTTGTTCGGCTCGGCTCGGATCTTCCAGTCGAAGGTGATCGAGGTACCCGCGCCCGGAGCCGTGACGACGTTGATGCGGAAGTTCGTCGCGGTGATGTTGTCGATGTACACCGCACGCGGGCTCGCCGGAGTACCACTCCGGCTGACCGGCTGCACGTGGATGTCCGACGCGACCGGGGTCATGCCGAGGTCGTGAGTCACGTCGACGAACGTGTTCGTTCCAGAGATCACCGCACCCGTGCCCCGGCTGATCGAGTGGGCGCAGAAGAAGTGAGCGAAGTTGTCCTCGTTGGTCTGGAGGTTGATGCCCGCAAGCGGGTCAGCGAGGGTCGGCATGAACGGCATGGTGAGCGTCGGCGCAGAGACTCCGCCCTTGAAGCCCTGCGCGGTGCCGATCGGAAGGTCGGCGGTGGCGTTGTTCGAGAGGTTGGCCGTCCAGCGATTCGCCGGCTTCGGAAGTCCGATGATCAGCGCATCCCCGTTGCCGAGTGAACTGCTCGAGCCGAGAACGAGCTCGACCTGAGCAACGACAAGTCCGGACGGATGGTCGAGGTACCGACCGCGCAGAGTGCCATTGCCGAGGTCCGGCATCGTCGGAGTGCCCGAGACGTTGGTCCCGAACAGCATCGGGTCGTAGTTGCGCCAGACGCCCCGACTGACGCCCGAGCGAATCCCCTTGACCGTCATGTCAGAAGTCGCCGCCCAGGCAGACGACCCAGCCGACCTGACTCGCGACGGTCGAGCTGACCTTGAGCGTCCAGCCGTTCGGGATGAGCAGGTTCGGGTACTGCCGGTTGAAGCGTTCTCCCGGCGCAGTGGTCGAACCGTCCGTGCCGAGCAACTTGAACTGGTCGTAGAGGAAGTAGTTGGACCCGTCGTGGAGCCAGACGTTGACCACGCCGGGGTCGAGCGCCGTCTCGAAGGTCGTGAGGGCGATCTCCTCGACCTTCGATCCGCTCGCGCCACCGGTCACCGGGGTGACCACGCCACCGGTCGGGGTCGCGCTCGCGGGCGTGCCATCGGCAGTCGCGGAGAGCTGCGCGCCCCACACCTTCGGCGTGTACGTGAAGTTCGGATCGGTTGCCACAGGAAGCTCCTAGCTGAAGTACTGGCGCTTGAGGATACGAGCGGTCGGTGAGTCGGTTGCCGGTCCCATGACGAACGTCGTGCCGTTGCCCTTGACGAACTGCCCGTTCGTCGGAGTCAGCGCGGCGATGTCGGTGAGCTGAGTGTCAAGCGGCTGAAGTGCCTCGATCTTGTCCCGGACTGCGTTCTTCGAGGGGGCGATGTCCGCAACGCCGTTCCAGGCGGTCGCGTCGTACGCCGCATCCGAGATCGCCGGAGTGGCGTCGGCACCGGGGTCACCCGTCGCGCCCTTGATGTTGGCGATGATCGAGTACGTGCCTGCCGACCGGAGGTACACGTCACTCGTTGCGGTTCGGAAGTAGAGGTCCCCGTCCACGCCGAGGCCGTTCGACGGAACGCCCGAGCCCGAGCGCCACGTTGCCCCATCGGTGCCGTCCGCGCCGGGGGCTCCGTCGTTGCCGGGGGCTCCGGGTGCTCCGTCGGCTCCGGGTGCGCCGTCCGCACCGTCAGCGCCCACGAGGGAAGCGAGCCACGCTGCCTCGTTCCCGACGAATCCGTTGGCGACGGCAACCTCGTAGGCACTGGGACCGTCCGCACCGGGGGCTCCGTCGTTGCCGGGGGCACCGGGGGCTCCGTCGTTGCCGGGGGCACCGGGGGCTCCGTCTGCGCCCACGAGAGACGCGAGCCATGCGGCTTCGTTCCCGACGAATCCGTTGGCGACGGCAACCTCGTAGGCGCTGGGGCCGTCCGCACCGGGAGCGCCGTCCGCGCCGGGGTCACCGGGGGCTCCGTCTGCGCCAACGAGAGACGCGAGCCACGCAGCTTCGTTTCCGACGAACCCGTTGGCGACTGCGACTTCGTAGGCACTGGGGCCGTCCGCGCCGGGAGCACCGTCCGCGCCGGGGTCACCGGGGTCGCCCTTGGCGCCGGGGATGCCGGGGAGGGCACCAACCACGACGCCAAGGACTTCTGTTGCGCCGAGCGTGACGAGAAGCGCCTCGCCGGGAGGCTGCGCCCAGTTCACCGAGAACAGCGCACGTCCCGAGATCGGAGGCCACTCGACTCCGTTGATCGCCGCCCGGATAATGAAGATGCTCTCGGCAGGACAATCCGGCACGTCGGTGACGCCGAACGTGACGACTCCGGCACTTGCGCCCTGGTAGTCGCCGGCAACGCTGAAGAGCACATCGGTGAGGCGGTTCTGACGGAACTCCAGGTCGAAAGCCCAGTCCGACATGTCCGCCGGCGCGCCGGCTTCATCCTCGAAGTCCAGGCGAAGTGTGTAGTCCGCCCCGACCGTCAGATGGAGAACTGCATCAGTTGCTCGCACGGCGGCAGGCTACCCGATCAGTACTCGGTGATGGGGACGATCTTGGCGCCGGGCCAGTAGCCGTCCGTGGGCATCTCGGCCTCACCGTTGAACGGGTGCAGACCACCGGCGAGATCCATGACGAACCCGCGGCCCTTCGCCCAGTTGGTGATGATGATGTCTCGAGCCACGTCTTCGCCCTTGCGGTAGTACGAGACGTTCGGCACCGGCACCGCGCCGCCGAAGGCGTGGACTCCACCGTGCCGGTCGAGCTTGTAGCCCTGCCGGGGATTGGCGGGGTTGTTGATGACTCGGACGGCCATGCCGTGTTCCACGTCGAGTTCCTCCAGTGCGCGGCGCAGGGCTTCCCACTGCTCCGGGGTGATGATGGGCGGGGTGTCGTCGTACAGGCCGGGGACCCGGAACGCCCGAGTCCACCAGTAGCGGTCGCGGTCCTTGAAGCCGACTCCGGCCCCCGAGCCGCTCGAGCCCCAGCAGCGCAGCTTGCCGCTCGTGACCACTTGGTCGAACGTCTCGACGTGACCACCGGGGCCGTCCGAGTGGAACACGTCGCCGTTCTCGGCGTACAGCAGGATGTCGCCACGCTTGAGATCGTTGAGGCCGACCCACCAGTTGTTGTGGTCGGCCAGGAGCGCGAGTCCCGAGGTCGAGGTGAGCGGGATCGGACTCCGGTTGGGCTCCCAGGCGTAGGCCCAGGCGAGGTACGTCGATCCGGAGCAGTCCACGCCGTCTCCGTCATCCACGTCGGCACGGTTGGGCCAGCCGTCGCCGTCCCAGTCGTTGCCCGATGCGGAGTAGCCGAGGTAGTCGTACTTGCGGAACCACTCGAACAGTCGATCAACGCGCGTCATGCGTGCACCCCTCTGAGGGAAAGAGGTCGGGGGTCGGGGCCACCCTCAGGACCCCGACCCCCCGACCGATCTAGGCGTCGTTCTTCGGAGGAACGAGGCTCGGCGTCGCGGCCGACTGCGAGTTGTCGATGGCCTTGGCGCGGTCGTAGAGGAATCCCGCGCCGCTCATGCCGGCGAGTCCGACGATGAACAGGTCAGCGATGGAGAGGTCCGCCAGCGGGCGGTCGAGCGCGGGAAGCGTGAGGTCCGACCACGACGAGTTCGCGAACAGCAGGGCCACGCCGAAGGCGACGAGGAAGCCGACCACGTTGGTGACGACTGCGTTCCAGTCGCCTGCGCGGAGGTACTTGAGGAAGTTGGTGAGCTGCTTCGTGACCACCACGAACAGCAGCAACGCGACTGCCGTGGTGACCGCAGTTCCGGTCGTGACGGGCTCCATGTGGATCTCCTTGTGGGCTCCGGGGACTCCGGGCAGCCTGACAGATCCAAGTAGGAGTTCGCAATGACCTAGCCAAAGAGCTTGGTCTTCAACGCCTCGAGCTCGTCGAGCATGTAGCTCTTGCTGCCGTCCGGGAGTGTGAGATCGACGAGCTCCTCGGTCTGCGGGTAGGTCCGAAGTGCCCGGATCATGCACGACCGCTTCGTCTTGACCCCCTGCTCCGCACTGGGGATCACTCGCCAGTTGCCGCCCTGCGCGCGGAACCGGAACTCGCCGCCGGCGTCCTCGTAGATCGACACGCGTCGCACTCGAATGGTCGGGTCGATGGGCTTGGCCTGGGACATGAGTGTCTCCTCGAGGGTGGTGTCCTGAGTGCGGATGGTGTGGTCGATCCTGAACCACTTGTCGAAGATGCGACGGATCATCGGTTCCGGTGAATCCTCTGGTACTCGGATCGGGTGACCGTCGTGGGGCCGGGGTCGTAGAGATCCCACGGTTCGTACGCGAGGTGGGCGACTCGCCCGACTCGTGTTTCCGGCGTGGGCTCTTTGACCTTCGGCATACTGCCCCCCGAGTTCTGGGTTTGCGGAACCCTAGAAACTCGGGGGGCAGCGAGTCAACTACCCAGCCAAGTCACAGCCTTCATGAGCCACTCGGTCTTCGCGGCATCTCCAGTGACGATGCGCACGTCCGGGCACGCTGACTTCCACGCCGCGGCCTCGGGGAACGAACCAGATCCGTACCAGAGGATCGTCACTCCGCTGCACGCCAAGAGCTTCGACGGCGGTTTGAGGTCCTGGTGGTTGGGGAGCTGCCCGGCCGCGAACGTCGAGTTCCAGAGCGTCATCGCCGGCGAAGTGTCGTTGAGCTTGAACCACCCACCGGTGCCAGGGGTCGTGCCCTTGTAGACGTTCACCTGAGGATCGAGACGCATGAGCACCCGGTCGAAGGTGACCACTCCGTCCGGTGCATCCCCCTGGCTCGAACTTGCTCGAGCGGAGTAGCCGACGTAGCAGTTCAGTAGCGAGTCCTCGACTCGCCCGCCGTGCAGGTAGTCATTCTCGATGCAGTCGTCGTAGGCGTGTGCCGAGTACACGTGGCGGAGCAGCCAGTCGGTTGCGTGCCCGCCACCGTCGTCCTTGGGCTTGAACGCGTCGCCGTAGTAGCTCGACTCGACGTCCTCGACCGCCATCTGCGGCTGCGAGAAGCGGTACCCGGCGCGGTAGTGGTACGTCGTCCACGGGTCCTTGGCGGTGAGCGGGTTCGTCTCCCGGCCGAGGATCTGGCCACCCCGCCAGCACGAGCCGAGGTTGGCGCTGAACACCGAGACGGCGTAGTCCCCGACCTTGACCAGCTTCCACGACGCCTGCGAGGCGTTGATCGACTTCAGGGCCGGGACGGAGCCCGAGAACGACGTGCCCTGATCACCAACGATCGACAGGGCGGTCGGTTGGCCGCACGTCGCTGGCGGCGGGAGTGTCGGGCGTGTCGTTGATGACGTGCTGCTCGAAGACGTCGATGACGTGCTCGAGGAAGTCGACGATGTGGTCGACGAGCTTGTCGAGGAAACGCACGAGATGACCCCCTGGCCGTCAGCGACCGGGGTGTCAGTCCCCGGACTGCACTTGACGACGAGATTCTGACTTGTGCCGGAGGTCGTGGCAAGAGCAACGACGCTGATACCGAGAAGGGCAACCACGACGGTGAACGAAACCAGCAGTTGCGTCCGCCGGGTCGTTTTCCGGACTTGGCGCTTGAGGGATCGGGACATCGGAGTCCTCCTGGGTCGAATGACCCACCCTAGCGACTCTGCGCGCCCGACTCTGGATGTGGTGGTTCTTGCCCTCGTGGAAGCCCCGTACCGCGCCACCGAAGAAGCCGATCACAGCCACGAAGGGCAGGCACACGAGGATCACCGCCGCACTGGCGAGTGCGAACGGGAGCAGGAACAGCAGGAAGATGAGGATGATCACTTCTGGACCTCCCGGCACGCCCCGACCGGGTTGAACTGCTTGCATCGAGTGCACAGGCTCGCCGGTCCCGGCAGGTTGCTCTCGATAGCGAGCTTCACGCTGACGAGGCGATGCGGCAAGATTGTGTCGAGGGAGTGCATCTACTTCTTCATCCGGTGGCCCCACGCGAACGCCTGCATCACCGCGGCGGCAGGCTTCGGAGTGCCGTCCTGACGCCGGAGCCCAACGTGGGACTCCCACGAAGCGCCGGTGCCGGGGTCACCGTCCCGGTCGCAGTACCAGTGCACTCGACCGATGAGCGCCTGCGAGCGGGCGAACGCCTCGATGTAGGAGAGCGCCCACTTGGCTTGGTCGGCTTCGTTGTACTTGAACGGCGCGTCGGGGTACCGGGCCAGATCCTCCTGCGTGCCGTAGGACGGCGCGCCGAACTCGGTCAGCCAGAACGGCATCGTCTCGGTCGCCCGGACTTGGTAGGCCGCGCGGCAGTACGCCACGATCCGGTGGAGCTCGTCGAGCTGGTGGACGAAGTTCCACGGGTTCGGGTCGAGCGGGTTGTACGGGAACTCGTAGGGGTGCATCCCGAGCGCGTCGAACTCGAGCAACCGGTGGTTGTGAAGGATGCCCTCCCGCAGGAACACCACCGGAGTGAGCGTGCCGGCCTCCGGCGAGAGCCCACCCGTCGCGCACGCGAGCTTCGGCCGGAGCTTCTTCACGAGGTCGAGCAGTTCGACGCAGGCGTCGGCCCACTGGTACGGGTCGGGGCTCTGGATGAACGGCTGGTGGTTGCCCTCGTTGAAGAACGAGATCGAGCCCAGTTGGAACTTCGGCACCGCCCAAGCGATGAGGTCACGCACGCCCGGATCGGAGTAGTACCGACCGTACGCGGTCTTGGTCGCGACGATCTCGAGGTCGACGATCAAGCCCTTCGCCGCGGCGCGGGTGATGATGTCCTCGAGTTGCGGCCGGGACCAGTTCGGCTCCCACCCGACGCGCACCGACCGGAAACCGGTCTTGGCAGCGAAGCTCTGCGAGTTGTCGTCCCAGTCGGCGTTCAGGCCAACGACCAGATTCTTAGTGAACACCGGGACCTCCGCGGTTGTCGATGATGCGATCACAGATGAAGTCGAGCTCGTTGATGGCCCAGCCTAGGTGCACCGGGCTCAGGTTGAGACGGACGTTGTGGTTGGCTCGCAGCCACTCCCGAAGCAGCTCGAGCGCCTCACGGGACTCGTCGCGCGAGAGCCCGCGATCGCGGGCGATCCGGATGACCCACGGAGCGTACGCCGGGTCATTGATCTTGAACTCGACGGCTTGGGTGATGTTGGCGTCGGTCACGTGGACTCCTTGCCGAGTTCACAGTCCGGGCACGGGCGCGTGTCGTTCTGGTGTTCGGCGTCTCCGTAGCCATCGGGGATCCAGCCTTGGTCGTAGCACGTCCCGCACTGTGGCACTTTCACGATGAACGTCATGATGTAGTGGTTGTTCTTCGCGTCCATCGCGGAGAAGCTCAGGGGGATCGCCCCGTCCGGGAGCCCGAACGTCTCCCCGACCCTGAACTCGACGGTGGCGACCGCCCACTGATTGATCGGCGCCGAGGAAATGACTTCGTGCGGCATGATCGGTCGTCGCTTGGTGCTCATGACTCGAGCATCCGCTTCGCCCACGCCTCGGGCGTGTCGTTGAGCGCCTGCATCTGGCGACGGATCACGTAGAGCATCGTGAGGACCAGTTGGTCGGCATCGACCTCGCTCTGGAGAATCGCCAGCATCCGACTGTCGAGCGAGAACTCGGTGCCCCGATCGTCGTCGGGCTCGTCCTCGCCTTCGGTGATCTCGAGGAGAGTGAGCGCCTCGATGATGCGCTTGCGGATCTCGGTCTGGTCGCCACTGTCGTGGCCGGTGAACCGCCAGAAGCTCGGATCGAAGTCCAGCTCGTCGAGCAGTTCGTGCATGTCGTCAGTCACAGGGTTCTCCCTTGGACGGCGGCGAGACAGTGCGCCGCGAGCAGTGGCGGGATGGCGTTGCCGATCCCTCGGAACTTCTCGGTCTTGGTGCCCTGCACGGGGTAGTTCCACGGGAAGCTCTGGAGTACCAGAGCTTCTTCCACGAGCAGGCTGTACGAGTTGCGGCCGGCGCGGTCGCCGTAGATGTCGTCGGCTTCGTCTCCGTGACGGTCGCGGTCCTTCTGGTTGACCTTGTGGCCGGGTGGCCAGAGTCTCGGGTCGCACGCCACGGTGGTGGCGGGCCGGTCCTCAGTCCACTTGAAGTTGCCGTTGTCGGCGCTCGCGGTGATGGTCATGGCGGGCTCGTCCTCGGCGCGCGACGCGCCGTGCGCCTGGATCTCTTCGAGCTTCCAGATCGACGCACCGCCCTTCGCCGCAGGCAGAGTCGGGGCGGGCTCGTCCAGCGGGACGGTCTGCGCGTCCTCACGGGAGCCGCCCGCCTTCCAGTCCCGGCCGGTGTTGACTCGCCAGCTCCGCGCCTTCTCGGTGAGGGTGAACGCGGGCTGGTCCGGTGAGCGCCAGTCGCGCGCCCGGTAGCCGTCCTCGTCGGCAGGGCCGTTGTCGTCGGCCTTGCGCGGGAATCCGACTCCGACGATGCGGCCACGAGAGCCGTCCGGGTCGTTGTACAGCCACCGGGGCTGCCGGTGCCCGCACAGAGTCCGGGCCGGTGCGTCTTCACCGAGCCACCCGAGGGCCTCCGCCATGCTGACCCACTTCTCCCGTGAGCCGAAGAAGTCGGCGCGGGGCTCGCGGGCGTGCGTCGGCTCCGGCAGGCTGAGTGGCCCGAGCCCGAGCTCGCGCTTGCGCGCCAAGAGGATCGCTCGGGTCCGGGTCTGTGGCACTCCGTAGTCGGCGGCGTTCAAGAGCCCCGTCACCACGTCGTAGCCCCACTTGCGGAGCACGATGGCGAACGCGTCCCACAGCGGGAGCACTTCCGGCACTTGCTCGAGCGCGACGTACGTGGCGTGCCCCTCCGAGATGTAGCGGAGTGGCTCGAGCACGAGCGCACTCCGCTCGTCGTTCCAGGCGACGTTCTTGGTCTTGCGACCCTTCTCGATGTCCCGAACGATCTGGAAGACTTGGTTGACGTCTTGGATGCCCTTGCGCTTGCCGGCCTTCGAGAACGCCTGACACGGCGGGGAGCCGGTCAGCACGAAGATCGGGTGCGGGACGCGGTACTGCGCCACGTCGGCACGGATGGTGTGATGCTCGGCCGCAGCCCGAGTACGGCACGGCGCGCTGTCGAACTCGATCCCGATGAGGGGGTCGATCTCTGCGAGCACGGCGCCCATGTCCCAGCCGCCGATTCCGGCGAAGATGTCGAGGTTCAACGGATCTCGTCCTCTGCGATCTGGCACAGCAACGAGCAGTCGATGCGCAAGTCGTCCATGGTGCCGCGGGACGGGTCAAGCTCGTCGAGCCAGATTGGTCCGTTCGAGTCCTTGAGCAGAGCGTGGTCGATCTCGCGCTCGAGCTTGGCCATCCGCTCGAACGTCTCGGGGAAGTCTCGACGGATCTTGTTCCAGTAGCCGATGCCACCCTTGACGCACCCGATGCAGTTGTTGTTGTGGTAACCGAGCTTGTACATCTCGGGCAGCTCGATCCCGGCTCTCCGCACGATGGCGAGGCAGTCGGACTTCTTGAGCAGCCGGTCGACGAGCGGGGTCACCAGCGTGACGCCGGGGTTCTGCTCCCGGAACCGCTCGGCGCGGTGCACTTCCTCGCTCGTGTACCCGAAGACCTGGATGTCGTCGGGACGCTCGAACGCGAACCGCACTCGCTTCTTGAGCTCGGCGGTGCAGAGTGCGCCGGTCGGGCCGACGAGGAACCGACGCTCCTCGTAGACCTGCCACGTGTCGCGGTACTTCTCGGACCGCAGGCGGACGATCTCGTGATCGAACCACTGCTCGCAGTCGTCGAGGAACCGCTCGTTGTCGGGGTGCTCACTTCCGGGGTTCACGTACGCCACCACGGCGTCCGGAGTCTCCGCGAGGGTGAGCTTGGCTGCGACGGCCGATGCGGCGCCGGCGCTGAACCACACGAGTGTTCTGGGCATCAGTCCACTTTTCCTATGTTGAGGCGAACCCACTTCGTGCCGTCCCACACGTCGTAGTCGGGAACCATCTTGCCAGGGACGTCGGTCATGCGGATGTCCCCGACCGAGGGGTTGGCCGGAGTGATGTTGTGCCAACTGGTACCGGCGGCGGTGATCGCCGCGGGCCACTCGACATGACCGGCCGGAGAGATGAGCGGCTTGTAGACCTTCGGGTCGAACGCGACGTTCCCGTACCTGTAGGGGAGCAGGCCCGAGGCGTCGGGGGTCGGGTCGTCGCGAGACGGCACCCCGTCCGGTTCCACGTCGCTTCCGTTGAGCGCGTCGAGCAACTTCTCGATGCTGGTGCGCATGTCCTTGACCCCGGCAGCCGCGGGCTCCATCGCCTTGGTGAACTTGTGCACCGCGTCGCCCACCTTGGTGACGTCGATGCCGTCCGTCGAGAACGTCTGGCCGACCTTGATGCTGTTCGCGACCTTCGTGTTGATCATGTCGTCGAAGAGCTTGCACCGGGGGCACTGGTCGACGCAGCGCCAGTACACCTGCACGGAGCCGTCCGGGTGCGCCTCGGCGGCGCGCACCACCCAGTGATGCAGGTGGGCGAGTGCGTCGAGCTGGTGCCGCTCGCGGATCGACAGGTCGTGGTGCGGCCAAGCGAAGTCGGTCACGCCGTCGAACAGGTCGAGGTACGCACCCGTCGAGTCGCATCCGCACGGGAGCACGAGGTTGCTGTCCTCGTCCCGGTCTTGCTTGCGGTCGACCCAGGTTCGCAGGTGCCAGAGCACCGGCACCCACACAGAGTCCTTGGAACGACGGGACAGGAGCGGTTGGTCCTTCTTCATTTCGTAGCCGGTGAGTGACGTCCAGCCGATCAGGTGCATCGGCGCGACGGTGCCGACCTCGAACTGGAACTGCCGGGCGAGCGCCTCGAACACCACCGACTCGGACTCGGTGGTGGTGCCGGTGGCGTTGTAGCACGGGTGATCGGTCCCGATCTCGTTCCAGGCGGGGGTGTCACCGGAGTACCACGGGTTCACGTACTTGACCTCCGGGACCTTCGGCTCGACGTGCGAGAGCTTCAACGGCTTGTACTCCGCTGCCACCCCGAGGTGCTGCCGGCCGGTGCCGTTGCACATGCCGCAGTGGGTCATCTTGGTCTTGCCGCTCGTGGTCGGGAGCGGGAACTCGCCGGTCCCCTTGCACGTCGAGCACGGGATCGACGGCGAATCGCCGTCCGTGGTGTACGTGTACTCGGTCACCGGCGGTACGTCCCCTTCGGCGGCACGTCGATGTCGTGCTCCTTGAGCTTGCCGATCAGCACGGTCACGTACTGCTCGAGTTGGTAGACCGCCGCTTCGTGCTCGGACGGGTTGAGCGAGATGTCGATGATCCCGAGGCCAGCCCGCTCGCCGGAGTCCTTACCGAAGATCATCTCGATGTCGACGTCGATCTCGAGGCCGACGTTGACGCTCCCACCATCCCAGTGGCGTTCGGCCCGGACGAGCTGGACCTCCGCCTGAGCAGTGCCGCTGGACCGGTCGATGTTGAGGGGGACGTTGCTGCCGATCTTGACGCCGAGGGGCAGTTCGATGCTGACGTCGGCTCGCATAGGCCCGCCATCATGACGGGACCGGCGCGCGGTGTCGAGCTACATGCGTGTGTTTCTGGCTAACGGCACGCTTCTTCGAGCAGTGCCCGCACGGTGGGCGACATGGCCAGTCTCCGGAACCGGTTGTAGATCGTCGCGTAGCTCACTCCGAGTCGGCGGGCGATCTCCTGATGCTCGACTCCTTCGAGCACCCAGGCGACGATCTGACCCATCTCCTTGCTGTGAGTGATCTTGGCGATCTGGTCCGGCAGCCGCTCGAGCACATCACTCCGCTCGACTTGCTCGAGCTCGGCGTCGGCACTCGGGTCGCCGGGGTGCAGCACGTCGGGGAGCCGGTCGATCTTCACCGCGAGCCGCTCGGCGTGGTAGCGCATCTCCGACGTGGAGAGCCCCGGCTTGTAGTGGCGCTGCTTGCGCCGGAAGTTCCGCCGGCGGAGTCCGTCCTTCACCGAGCTGCGCATCCGCATCCACAAGAACACCGTCGCCTCGTACCCGGAGTGCTCGCCCCGCTCGATCTGCGCAAGTGCTCGAGCAGCGCCCTCGAGCGCATCGCCCAGCGCGTCTTCGACTCCGGCGGGCGCCAGCCGGGGGAACTCCCGATTGATGAGCGCGGTCGCCATCCCGAACAAGTTCACGAGCCGGCCCTCGACCATCACCGAGTTGCCGGGGTGCTTCGGGTGGTGGTGCGCCATCCCAGAGAGCGTGGCACGGCCCTAGGCGAGAAGTAGGGCAATCGGACTACTTGCCCTACTGACTGCCCTGAGCTGCCCTGGAGGGCTCCTGGGGGCAGTACGCGTTCTGACTCCGACTTGAGCCCCAGACGCAACGGGACTCCGGTCACCCAAGTCGGGCGACTGGTTGGTGCTCTCCTCTCCGCGGAGATGCCGAGCCCCCCAGCACGAGCTGCTCGAGCTCCAGGTGCCGGCGCCGGCGGAGCTGCTCGAGGCGCACTCCGTCTTGGGCACGGCCGGGTGCGCCCAAGAGGGACATTTACCCCTCGTTCCGTCAGGCGACGGGTCAGCGCCTCGGCGGATCGGCGCTCCATCGGCGCTTCGGACAAGTGGTGCGCAACGTGCAAAGGGTGCTGTCCGAAATGTCATAGTCGTGTCTCAGTTTTTTTCCCCTATACCCTGGTCCCACAATCGACGTACATATGCACTACACACAACATGACGCCGGGGAAACTCCACGAAACAGAGATGTGCAACGGTTTAGAGAAGTGTAGTTTCTATACGTGAGGTGCAGACCCTTTGATATGTAATACGAATACGAGGGGGGTGTATTACGCGCAGGCGCGCGCACGCGCGTACGCGCGCGAGGGAGCCCTCACCAATCGCCCTCTTGGGTGAAATCGGCCACGGGGCCGAACGACCCCGCCCCGAGGGGCAAGACGGCCCCCCAGCACGCCCCCGCCCCCGGAGTGACCGTGAGTGGACGCTGAGTGTGGGGAGGAGCTCCTGCCCCCCCGAGGAGCTGCACGAGCACTCCTCGAGCCGGCTCTCACGGTTCCGGCGTGATCTGACTCGGATGCGGGGAGTCCTCAATGGGTCCCATCAGGAAGTGAAGCGGTTTCAGACGGAATCAAGTCGTTTCCACCGAGTGCAATCCTGCTATCCGTCGTCTTAGCGAACTTCAAGACTCTTCAAGACGATCTCAAGAACATCCCATCGAGAAGATGTGCTCGAGCGACGACGAGACGACGAGCTGGAGCTCGATTCTCAGAGAAAGAGGCACGAGAGAACGCCGAGCGATTTTCGACTCACATCGCTTCCGGTCTATTGCGCTCGAGGCTGCCGGCCCCCGCCGGCGAAAAGTGACCCGCGAGCTCGGACTCGGCGCCCGAAGTCGCCCGCCTCGACGCCACTAGTGCCCGCCCGCCGCCGCCGCTAGCGCCCGCTAGCGCGGACCGCACCGCACTAGTCGCCGCCGCCCGTCGCACTAGTCCGACCGAGGGCGGCGCGCCGAGGGCGGGCGCCTGACCGAGCCCACCGAGGCGCACTAGTCCAC